CCCGCCGTGAAAGGGCGGTGACTTAACCGCTTGTCGACGGGGCCAAATGGACTAGCTATATTCGCGCTCTCCCAGTTGAGCTACTGGCCCAAAGTGGCGGAGCGTACGGGATTCGAACCTGTGATCTCTTGCGTGACAGGCAAGCATGTTTACCGCTACACCAACGCTCCACAACTATATATTATACAGTGCGTTTTTTGCATTGTAAATATTTTTTTTGGAAAATTTTTATTTTCCATGGAGCAGGCGACGAGAATCGAACTCGCATGACCACCTTGGCAAGGTGGCGTTCTGCCATTGAACTACGCCTGTAATCGGTTACAAAAATAAAAGCGAAGATTTTTCAATCTCCGCTCGGTTCTGTTATCAAATTGTTATAATTGTATGATTATCCACATATATCTGGATCTAACTTCTCATCACAAATTCTAACAGTCTCGAGCGAGAATGTATCTCTTCTATATGAAATGCCGTCTTCCCATTTAGGTTCTGCTGCATGACTAAAACATCCACGACCGGCATTATCGTAGTTTGCTGACATATTAAGTGAATTAATTCTGTTAAACTTAGCCATAATAGCGTCTCCTTTGTTAAGTAATACTGCACTCGTGCGTGCTTATTAAATTTAGCAAATAATTTTTGCTAATTATTGATAAATTAATAATTTATTGATTTTTAACTCATCAACTAATATATTATACAATATAAAAATAATTTTTTTAATATATTTCATGAAAAATAAAAACTGGGACATTATCTGTCCCAGAAATGTATTTATGCATTTTTTATATAATTGTAAAGTGTATCTAAATCTGCAGATTCCATTGTAATATGATATTGAGATAGCTCTAATTTTCCTATTTTATTCATGGCTTCTTTTGCTCGTGCATAGGCCGCGTCTAATTGAACATTACCAGCACTATCGAAAATATCATCAAAACCAGGAAGAGTTAATAACGACTGCAGTTTATTTAGTATTATCTTAGGTAACGCTGGTAGCATAAAATAGACACTGAATTTCATAAGGCCTATTGAACGTCTACCTATTTCATTTTCTACAAATGCACTTACTCCTCGCTGAACTTGTTCTATTGTTGCTATCATACGCTATAACCTTTTATCCTATCTTTTCAATTATTAAATTTGATATGCCTGAATTAACGCCGACTGCCCCAAGGACAAATTGTATATTTGCAGGTAGATTGTTGCTGATTGAGCTGCAATTATCACTCACTCTAATAACATAATCAATAACTACTGTGACAAAATCATCTATTGCTGCTGAAGTGTCAGAATAAGTCATGGCGGTATTTCCATTCACATTAAGGGAAACGGCTACATTGCCAGCAGCTGATGCTGCTAATGATGCAACATAAGTTATTCTATACTTACCCGCTTCATTTATACTTATTGTGTTTGCTCCAGAAGTTCCAGAAGTGATTGTTGCATAGCTACATCCATCAAACATACATTTCTGTGTCAATATTCCTATTGGCCGCGCTAGGTTTGCAGCGGTTGCTGCTACTGAACTATTAGTATATTGTGCAAATTTCATAATACGACCACTCTTTCTTAGCAATGATCAGTATTAGTCATTTCCACATCCGCTACAGCCAAAATTGCAGATAGCTGATTTTGGAACAGCTGTCTTTGTTATACCTGCTACCAAGCTCGCTGTTGATGTTACTTGTCCCTGTAAAGTTGTAATAGCACCAGATAAATTTGCATTTACAACGGCTTGTGCCGCTGTAGTTGCAGCGTTATCAGATTTGATTCCATTGATGTCTGCTTTAAGTTCTCTATACACGTCTATTACTGCTCTGTCTGTATAGTCTTTCATTGAAGCTTTTGCAGCATCAGTATGCATATCTGATTCTAGCTTAGCAATCTTGGCGTCTTTCTCAGCAAGCTCTCTTGCAACATCTAAATCATGCATGCATGTTGGTGTGTTTTCAAAACTGGTTGCTGATTTATTTTGGCTTCCAGTAAGATTTAATACTCCGTTTGTTCCATTCATAGCGAGTGCAGCTCCACCTAAAACAGTTCCAATAATGCCAAGCGCGGTTGTGCCATTTCCAGCTACATTGTGTCCATCAATAACCATAATTTTAATCTCCTTAAATATATATAATAAGCAGTCAAACAAATACATCGCAGCTAGCATGCGTATGATTTATCCGCCACTCACAATACTTTAGCTTGAACATATAAAAAATATTTTTATAATTTAATTTTTTAGTTTGTTTATTTTTTGTGCAAACTATACAAATAATTTGTGCAATACAGATAAATAAAAAGCACCACAATCAAGTGGTGCTACAATTAAGCTAGATATATTACAGGATTTCCAGTAAAGCAAATAGTTTCTAAATCTAAATATATGCTATTTCCTGCTGGTTTAACACAAAACCAATCAGTTAAAAACATATCAAAATTATTATCTATATAGGTTTTTAAATTGCTTATGCTACTATTAGCATAGTCAAGCTCTAAGCTGTTGGCATGTAACATAAACATTTCATACTGCAGATATATAATATCATATAATAAATCGCAGAACATTTGCTTGCTGTTTTTTAGGAAGTCATTAGTTAAATATGTATTTGTGAATAAACCTTTTGGACATATTTTATAGAACATGTCAACTACTGCTTTAAGACAATTTGCGTATTGTTTATTATGCAGAGTAAAACATACATATCGCATATATAGCCTCTAATTAAAAAATATGCCTTATCGGCATATTTGTATTTTAATATTAGTCAAGTTGCAACTTGATTCTAGGGTATCCACTACGTATCCTATCCACGTCTAATAATCGTGGCCAAATAGCACTGATTTGGTTTATTTCAGATTTCAGCCTTTCACTTTCGTCTAGAATTAATTGTGTAGGTGCTTACTTTCATGGCAGCTGGTGCGGGACGCCGGACTCGAACCGGCACGGGCTCATCGCCCGAGGGAGTTTCCTACTACTCTATATTGCTATAGCCATCTAAGATGTTGTAGTCTGGAGCACATTATCGCCATGTCAAATTAGATTTAGGCGTCTGGTCTATGCTCTCTACGCATTTACAGCATGTTGCTGATTTAGTTCGGGATTGTCCTAATGTATTCCGATTAGGATGTTAACCGAGTTAGCCAGATTCTACTCAGAAGATTTCTCTTCTGGCACTCTTTTTTGAAAATTTTGGAATAAAGTCCCTTGCGTCTACCTATTTCGCCAGTCCCGCATTTGAGGGCCAAGTCTTATTTTACTTGCCTTCTCGACCTCTACAAGGTTCCTATATTGGTTTCACGACGGTTCCTTGTCGCTACTAACTTAATGGTGTTATCTAGTACTGCCTAATTCTAAAGCTTCCACATTTATATGGCTGAGAATCACCAGGTTTACAGTTCCCTTCTGTTTTTGCTTCTTACCCCGAGACACCATCTCAGTTTTATCTCGCGTCAATTTCAGTAGTGGTCGTCCTAATGCCTTATAAGGTTCTTATATAGGAGGTTGGTCAGCATCATACCACATCTAGTTCCACTTGCTAAGGTGTTATTCAGAAGATATTTAAGCTAAGGCTGTTAACTTTTTACTTCATTTAACTACCACTTGGTCAAGCCTAATAGTTATTGTAGCACCTTAACTTTACTGGTTTGATTGGTTTTCCTTCCAATGGCTGGGGTGGCTGGGATCGAACCAGCGAAATGACAGAGTCAAAGTCTGTTGCCTTACCACTTGGCTACACCCCAATAAATTGGCCTAACTGATTTTTTGCTTTTTCCTATAAAAATGAAATAAGTATAGGCTCTAGTGTATGTGTTTAACGACCTTCATACTTGTCGACTGGTACACCTGGTTGGATTTGAACCAACGACCTTGCCCTTATAAGGAGCCTGCTCTAACCTACTGAGCTACGGGTGTAAATTGAATGCTTGGCTTAACTAATTTTATTCATTTTGTCAGTTGTTAAGAAATAAGTATAAGCTCTATTTTCCTAGCATTTAGGTAAGATTGCTATTATCTCTACTTTCCTGTTTCCACGCTAACAAGCGGCAATCATTGGAATGGTGCCGCCTAACGGAATCGAACCATTAACCTACGCATTACAAGTGCGTTGCTCTGCCAATTGAGCTAAGGCGGCAAGTTTGTACGATGTCTTCACTCCGTACCTAAGTGGACTTTACGCGCTGCAGTCGGTATAAGGCATCTCAACCTTATGGAGGTATCTACTCTATTATCACCTAAATATAAGATGAATGGTGGGAACTACAGGGCTCGAACCTGTGACATCCACCTTGTAAGGGTGGCGCTCTCCCAGCTGAGCTAAGCTCCCAAGAGTATAAGCAAGGTTTTGCTTACAAGATAATATACAGTTTATATTTTAAAATTTTATAATATTTATGCAATCATCTATGTTAATAATTTAGCATTTAATTATTTAATTCATCTATATTTATTAAAAATAAAAGCCCTCATTGGAAGAGGGCTATATTTCTAAGATTATTTATTTTCAGAGTTTTTTTCAGTCTTTTTTGCTTTCTTCTTTGGTTTTTCTTCAGAAGGTTTTACTTCCTCAGTTTGTTTTGGTTCTTCAATTTCAAAACCTAAGACTTTTGCAATTAACTTTTTGTCTAACTCACGATAGCTAGTAGCAAGAATATCTACACCGTCATCAACGTATAATGTAGATTCTGCAGCAGCATCAATACAAGTAACAATTCTTTCAAAAGGATTTTTATCCTCTGTCGCAAATAATACGCCTCTTGCTACTTCTGAGCCAGAGCCAATAACTAGATAGTTATCAATCTCTGATACGCTTAAGTCACGCCAAATCATCCAAGCTTTATCGCCATAAGCGAACAGGAAATCGTTTGGCATCATAAGACATCTTGAATCTTCGTCCTCTAATTTCATTCCGTTAGCTTTCAATGCAGTAGCTAACGTTGGAGCCAATGATCTGACTATAAATTCAGTATCAATATCGCTTCCAATTTCATTCTTATCAATTATGCCTGAATACTGAATTATTTGAGATGCGCGCGAATGACCAACACTTCCCATAATTGCACCAGGTAAGTCAGATAATTCCCAAATCTTTGTTGATGTGTGGTCTTTGCTTCCCATCACTGAACTTTGCTTATCAGAGCCAAATACGACTCTATCTTTATCTTTAATAGCTATAACTAATGACATATTTTATCTGTTCCTTATCCTTTTATTTTTCATATTTTAATATACAGTTTTATCATAAAAATTTTTACAATTAGTCGTTTAATAAATCTGCCATCGCAGCAGTGTTGGAGCGCTCTGACTTTGTTAAATGCACATAGCCAAATAAAGGCTTGCCTTTAAATCTATCAATCAGAGTTTCAATGCCTTTTGATCTCTCAAATGCTGCTCTGTCTCTTTGTCTAGTATCGCCATCTAGCCATACTTCTGACCCCTCAGCAGCACGTGCTATAATTAACTGTAAATGTTCTTTTGTCAAATTCTCGCACTCAGAGCACATGATAATTGAATTTTCAAAATTTCTTCCTCTAAGAGACTGCAAAGGCTCGACAACAAGTGTTCCTTTTTCAATCATTGTCTTTACGCTATGGTCTCCAGCATGGTCTCTAAATGGGCCAAGATATGGCAATAATTTCTCAATTACATCGCCAGGAAGTGCTCCTAAATCTTTTGTATCTTTAACATCGACATTGTTTCTAATCCAAATGATTCTTTCGAATCTACCATGTTTTAAAGCTTCTAGAGCCGCTGAAACAAGTATCATTGTCTTTCCTGTTCCCCAAGTTCCAGTTATAACTTTGATTGTCTTATCAGAATCTTTGATTAAGTCAAATGCACAAGTCTGCTCATCGTTTCTAGGGTTGATTACGACTGATTTGCCTTTTGCAAATTTCTTTTTTGAAGCTTTTGGGCTCTTTGACTTATTGCGATATTTTTCATCACCAGACTCAATAGGCTCTTCTTCAGAGCTATTTTCTACTGTAGTTTTTATTGATCCTCCACTAAATTTTCTGAGTTTGCCATTCTCAAAGCAGTAATAAGAAGTGCTTCCTCCGTCTGCTAATACCATGAGGTATTCGTTTTCATACATTTCAAATGGTGGTAGTCCGTCAGTGTAGAACTGAACCCACTCGTCTGACGTTGGAGTCCATTTTCTCCAACCAGTGTAAGTTGTTTGATCAATCACTATAATATATCTCCTATTTTTCAATCTAGATAGATAAATTCTATCAATTAATTTAGCAAATAGTAATAAAAAAGCAGCCTAAACTGACTGCATTTTTAGTATAAATATAAAACTCCCACATGCCTCGAATAGCTTCTAAGGCAATAAATATACCGAGTAGTCTCAAGTAAATTACATATCGCGTCTAATGGCAACGAAATTACTGGGGCAAAAGAAACAAATTATTATATATTAACGTTTTACCGAAGCTTTATAACTTCCTTTTCTAATCATCTCTATACATAATTCTGCTGAATATTCAGATATTCTAATTAATTTAGCAGAATTTTCTGATGTATATACTTTTTTATATAAGGCAAATCTAAATCTTTCTTTAGCATTGTGCCCAATATATCCATTTTGCGTTTGCGAATGAATGGATTTTCTAGCAGATACATGACCAGTAAAATCTGGCTGTGCCGTATAATCAATAGTTTGAGCATAGGCAGACTCTGACCTTAGTGCGTCATGATCCATATAAGTGAATTGGCCTTCTCCAAGACCCTTATCGTATGAAAAGTTTGACTTATAAGTTAGAGTAAATTCATAGCCGCTTGGTATTTTATCTTTATTTGTAGTATTATATAAAATTGCCGGAACGTCTATATATATAGCAAAATCTCTAAAGGAACTTAAAATTTCACTACCTATTTGGTGAACGCGCTGCGAGGTTGTTAGTTCTCTATATACAGCCCATTTCTCATAGCCATTATATTTTTCACTGTCGTCATGCGTAAGTGCAATCAGAGGTGCTAAATTTCCATCATGATCAAAACTACCTCCAATAGGATTGCCAGGCATTACCCAACCGCTTGCTTTTTTACGTTCGAGACCAATACATCATCTATGATGAAGTCGGCTTGATGAGAGGTTCGAATAAGCACTACCTCAAGGATGAACCACATCATCTCTTGGAGTTGGTCTCAACGATCACACGAACTAGGAAGGATTACAAGTTGTTCCTCTTGTCCAATAATCTCGACTTGTTTATGCCATACATCACCTATTTCAACATTCCAGAGTTTGAGAAGTCATACATAGACAGAAATCGAGGCTTGTATGTCGAGAAATGCCCAACCAAAGAAGAGTTGCTAAAACTGGAAGAAGAAACACCTCTCTATCGGTGGACACAAGGCACAACATATGCAGAGTATCACTACAACAACAAGGTACTCACAAAAGACAGATATGAAATCATCGAGAAACCAAGACAAACTCATCTTTGGTATCGACTAGGCTACAATGACATCACCCTGTCATTTTGGATTTATTGGGACAAGATGCACAAAGAGGACTATCGAGTATGGATTGAAAAGTACGATGGTCTCTTCGACCCTAATAGATTACAATTGTATGTCAATGACCGACATAATAAGCTAATCATTCAATCGTATAAACAATCTGTGGAGTATCGTGATTTATTGACTATGTTCTTCCAAGGCTCTTGCAATTTCGACCGGCAAGAAACGGCTACTATTGTAACAATGCTCATCGATATGTTAAAATAATATTGCCGAAGAGGTTTCCCTCCTTTACTCTTCGGCTTGTCATTTCCTTATTACCTTTTAGCACAAGAAAACACACTCTCATATGACCTATATGGTCGAGAGTGTGTTTTCATTTATATTCAAGATTCACTCAATTACTTGTATGGAGTAATCAACTCTTGTCCGAGATGGCACTTTGCTAGTGCGATTTCCACCTAGGCAATAGGCAACGAGTGAATGCGAGAATGTTATACTTTGTAACAAGCACTAGAATATATTGAGGTTACAATGAATGTATCTGCACTATTATAAGTAATAGATACATCACTAGTAGAAACAGTTATATGACTAATAGATAGACCGTTTTGGTTAAGACCCGAACAAGCAAGTGTAACATAACTATATGTAGGATTTTTCTCAAAAATATATCCTTTTAATTCGTCAATATTCGTAAAAGGTGTATCTTTACTACAATAAAAATATGTTCTAGTCAAGATACCATTTGTTTGCTTAAACTGTACATAATGTATGTACAATCCACCTGAACCACCTGAAACTTCTATATTACCAGTGCCTAAAATGCTATTTCCATTGACTGTTTTAATATTAGTTCCGCTTACTAATTTTGATTGATATTTAGATGAGTCTACAGAACCTGAGATACTAGTGATTTTGCCATCAGTTTCAGCTACAGATAAAGCTAAGTATCCGTTTGAGCTAGAAGCTGTTTGTGATTTTGTAGCATCTAAAGAAGAAATTTTATCATCAATGATGCTGTGAATATCTCCATGCGTTGCTACTTCATTTTCTTCTCCTGTTGATGCAGATCTGTCAATAGTTAATCTCTTAGCAAATACATACTCTTCATTTTTATTGACGCCAAGAAGTGTTTCACTATCTTTTTCGCCTTGTTTTGCCACAGTGAATAAATAATTGTTATCAGAAGTAGGGCCGATACACACTCTATCTGTCGTTACATCAAGAATATTGCTAACATTTGAGTCAGAGCTACCGTTACCAACAGTTAAAAGCTGACGCTCATCACTAATCGCTTGGTCATTATTTAATAATGGTCTATTGTACTCGCCAATAGCTACATGAGAATCGTTATTACAATGTGTTTTTGATAAATGTGCCGCATCTATATAATTATCTGGACTTTCTAAATATGATTTATTTAAATGTAGGATATTATTTTCATTTGGTATTGCTTGAACTCCTATAACCTTATAGAATGGGCAAACTTTTATAAAAGTCTTTGCTCTTTCATCTGGATCAGAAGAATCATTTATAATATCAGTGAAATACTCGCCGTTATCATAAAACCTGAAGTCATAATTAGATATACTTGAACTGGTGTTAGTAATAATATAGTTTGAAAGTTCATCACTATAAGTAGTTCCACAATTCCACTCATAAATTGTTCCTTGGTGGTCTGATTCTACATAAATTGAATATATATCTCCGTTCTCTACGGCTAGACCAAATATTAAGATATCAAGTGTATCGCTGATAGGACATTGAACTCTGAAATATAGATCATACGTTGGTCCTTTAAACTTCGGTAAAGCTAATGCCAATGCAAATTGCTTAAGGCAATCAATACTTATTTTGTATGTTCCTTCTTCTGTGAATATAGCATTCTTATCGCCAATAGTAGTTTGATCAAGTTCTGCATAACTAGTTGGCTCATGTCTTGTAAGCACTATCTTATGCCCTTTTACTGCATCATCTGTGTATGTATGTGCATTATAAATTGCTGCATTCTGAGCTTGAGTTGATTTTGTATCTGCATAAGTTTTTGCTGACTCTATCGCCTCCGTATGACTTACACTACCAGAAATGCTAGTAATTTTGCCATCTTCTTCAGTAATAGATAACTGTAAATGTCCGTTATCGTCTGAAGCGTCTTGGTTCTGTGTTGTGTCTAAATCAGCAATTTTAGCGTCTGCATAGTCTTTCGCTGACTGCACTGCTTCTGTGTGACTGATACTTCCAGAAATACTAGTGACCTTGCCATCGACTTCAGTAATAGATAGTTGTAAGTATCCGTTATCACTTGAAGCATCTTGACTTCGTGTGGCATCTAGATTATTTATTTCTTCATCTGTATAGTTTTTTGCTGATTGTAGTGCATTACTAATATTGTCACTAAGTTCTGTTTTATTTGAATTTACCTTTGTTTCTAATTTTGCTAAATTCTCGGAGTTGGTGCTTACTTGCGTTAATCTAGCATCAACTTGTGCGCCAGAAAATTTTAATTTATAGTTACTTGCCATACTATCATAATCTCCTTTGCATTAAATTTTAATTTTAATCAATTAATTTAGCAAATAATAGTAGAATAATATTTTTATTTATTAAATCTATTAAAAAAGCAGGGCCTAATTAGCTCTGCTTTTCTTTTTGTTTCTAATTCTTGCTTGCTTAGATTTTTCTTTTAATCTTAAAGACTTTTTCAAGAAATACTCGCGTTTTCTACATTCTTCTTTAATTCCTGATTTCTTATACCAAGTCTTAAATCTTCTTAATAAATCTTCAGTTGATTCATTTTCTCTGCGAACGATTTTCACTATCTCACCACCTTTATTCTATTATACAATATTTATCTCAATAAAAATACAATTAGGCCGACTTTTTATGCCGGCATAATTGTTTTTAACACTTAACTAGCTGTTTAAAGCTGTATCATAAGCCTGTTTTACTTCTCTGTCATAAGTCTTCAATTGCTTTGCAAACTTATAATGAGCTTGTATAGTGAATGCAACACAAGCACGCTCGTCTGGTAATCCAGCAGTCTTTAAGAAACGATACTTGTTGCTTGTAAGCTGTCCACTGCTTCTTTGGAGGTCATAGAATACAGTAAGTGGCGCGTTGATATTGCGTAATTCGCCTGTTCCACCAGAAGTTGATGTGCTTACATTGTATTGATTCCAGCTTACACCATCCCAAGACCACCAATATGTTGATTGATTCCAAGCAGCACCATCTGCAGTTTTTCTAGACAAATAGATTGGATGCACTACAGTCGTACTTGTAGGTCCACTAACATTTATAGAAGATGTGCTAGTCTCTTTTGTCTGCGGGTTCATATATAAATTAGTTGAGGCATTCCATCTAGGTCTCAAGCCTGATGGATTTGTAGTACTAGGCTTTACAGTATTTGTATCAGCGTCGACTCTAAATCCGTTCCAGCTTGAAGCATTCTTAACACATTGGAATAATGTCGCGTTTGTATCATTAGGACCTGCAGTGCCTGTTTCTACGCCACTCGCTGTGGCTGGGTTAGCTGAACCAAATGCCCAAGCGAATATCGTCCAGTTAAGTTCATCATCACTAAATGGATATAATGATGGTTCTTCAATGCTATCATCATCTTTCAAACCACTTAAAGTGCTTGCTGCATATAATTTATTAACAACTTCGGCTTCTACATTTATTGAGCAAGTTGCTTGTTTAGCTGCCTCGCCCTCTTCATGATGAGTCGTCTTTACAGTAATAGTAGCTGTTCCAGTAGGCGCACCTTCTAATACGACAAGTTGTGCTTTTGTATCATCATCAGGGTCTACAATTACCTTTACATTATCATTATTAGATTCCCAAGTCAATGCTTTAAATGTTGCATTAGCTGGTAATACAGTTGCATTTAGTGTTGCTAATTCACATTCCATTAAATCTAATGTATTTACATCTAATGATACGCTATCGACTGGAATGACTTGAATATCTTGAACTGCTATATTGGCTGTTCCGCTAGCAGCTCCGTCTTTTGATGTTGCTGTGATAGTAGCCGTTCCTTCAGCTAATGTGTTGATTACGCCATTATTTACTGTAGCTACAGCCGCATTGCTTGTTGACCAATTAACTTCTTTGAATGATGCTGTTTCGGGAGCAACTGTGGCTGTCAATGTAGCGGCATCGGCTGAATTAATTGGTAATGTTAATCCATTTGGGGATACCGTAACTGTTTCTGCTAATGTTACATTGTAGCTAAATGCAGATGTTGCTTCAAATCCACCATCTTCTGTAGTAACTTTTATAGTAGTATTAATTTGTTGATATCCTGTTCCAACCGCTTTTACTTGATTTTGGCCAATAGGTGTTAACGTTACATTTGCATTTTCACAAGAGAATGTTACGTTTTTATTGGCTGCGTTTGCTGGCGCTACTGTTGCTGTATAAATAACACCTTCATCTCCAGGGTTCATTTCTGCTGTGTCTGGAGCAAGCGTTACACCTGTTACTGCTGCGTCTTCATTCTTGAAGAATGTAAATGCCATGTGTGTAGCTGCTGTCGTATCAGTACTTGACGAAGAAGTTTTATAAGTAATACTATATCTATGTCCATTTTCAAAATGGAATACATCAGTACTTTCTTTTACAATAGCTGTTTTAGATGGACAATTTATTGTTAATGTGCTTGTATTTGTAGAATCTGCTTTATCAGTAATTGTTATTTCAGTAATATATGAGCCAGTTTGATTTGCACTATAGTTAATATCAAGTCTAGCACTGCAATACATATCGTCGTCTACCAAAATAATTTCAGGATTGCTTGATAACGTCTTTCCTTTTCCTAAAGAATACTGTTTGCTTGCTACAGTATATGAATCTTTGAATGAATAATTTGGAATAAATACTGACATTGGGATTCTATATGAATCAGTCATGGCTACAGCATCTACTAATAGTGGGTCAGCCGCATAGTTTAACTTGACCACACCAATTTTAGTTGTTGTATCAAGAGCTAGATTTGTAATTTTGATTCTATAATTATCTAATATCTCGTATGATGCATTTGTTCCTGGAGTTAAAATCTCAATTGGATTTGTTGTTTTTAGTCCAGTCGTATCAACACCGTCAATTATTGTCTCAGCACTTAATGTATTGTTAGTAGAGATAACATAACAATATACGCTGTTATTTGGGAAACCTACTGCATATCCCCAAGTTGGACGAGTAGTTTTGAACATTTTCTTATAATTATAGAAGCTACCACTACTATAATTTTGAATGAATGTTTTCATTTGATTTCATCTTGTTTTAGTTAAATCAGGAATAGAACCATCTGGTTTAGGTCCAATATTCATTAAACAGTTTTGGCCATTTGAAATAGTGTATAGCCAGAATTCTTTAAATATTTTTTCTGGTGTATAATACCAAGACTCTGTTTCGTTATTTTGTGAATAGCCCCAAGTATTATTTAACGTAAAGCAAGATTCGCCCTAATCTAATTGTCTAGTTCCACTATCTTTTAAATAAATGGTTCTTTCACCCGTTCCATAGTCGCCATAGTCTCTATTATAATCTAAACGATCGTTAGTGATAACTTGAGGCCATCTTGCATTTTCAGCGGCTCTCAAAGTTTCTTGGCATCCATCAGTATACTTCGTTCCTGGATCCCACCATAAGATATATGGATCATATTTCTCAACGATTTCTTCAACCTGATTAGCAACGTCTGCTATAAATTTTGAGTGTTGAGCAGATGTGTATGGATCGGTTGTCGTCCATTTGCCACCATGATTTAATCCATATCCACCGACAGCCTCCCAGTCCCAATATTGTGAATAATAAACACCAAATTTTAGGCCTCTTGCATCGCAAGCAGCTTTTAATTCATCTAAAATTGTTGTTCTACAGGCTGATTCTCTAATATCCCACTGTCCATAATTTGTTGGATATAGTGAGAATCCTTCATGGTGTTTTGCAGTAATAATGATATATTTCATACCACAGTCAACTGCCATTTGAGTTATTTCTTCTGGGTCAAATTCAGTTCCTGTAAATTGATCTTGAAAATTTCTATATGTATCTAGAGGAATTCCCATGTCTCTCAACGCCCATTCGCAGTTTCTTGTCATTTTTGTCGTGGTCGTTGTTGCAGTTTCAACTTTTGGACCCGTATATGTTCCAGCTGGCACTGAATAAACACCCCAGTGAATAAATAGACCAGAGCCTAATTTTTTAAATTCATCCATATCTAATGTCGCATTTCTCAATGCTTTCATATATGGCTTAACTGTATCACCAGCTGTGTTTTCCATATAACGGTAATAAGATAGCTCAGCTTTTTTCTTTGCATCGGATATTCCTCCGCTAGATACTTCAATAGTCACATTGCCACTAACTGGATTAATACCATTTACTGATGATACCATACCTTTAGCTTCCATGTCAGATTTTGACATCTCACCACTTCCACCTAATTTATATTCTGTATCATCAATTGTTATATATTTTGCAACTGTTGTACTTGTGCCTGTATCGCTAGCTGACACTTCAGAGCCATTGTCACCCTTATCACCTTTTTCACCTTTTGCAACTACTCCAGTGTCTTCAGTTCCAATAAACCAGTGGCCTGTAGACTCATCTATATGTGGAGACTTGCCATCAGCGCCGGCATCTCCTTTATCGCCCTTGTCACCTTTTACTCCTACGGCTACGTTGTTCAATTGTTCTAATTGCTCAACTATATCTTTTCCGGTTTCATCGAGCATTATTGGTTTTGTTATCTGTGCCATAGTTACTCTCCTTCAATAGTAGCAATAATTTGCTGTGCTTCTTCTTCTGTAATCTCTATATAACTATCTATATTTGTATATAAAGCCGCGTTTTTTGGTAGATATATATATATTTGATTCATATACCTCTGTTTTTTCTTTATTTGTAAGTCTCATGCCAACAGCTGGCGACAACTCTATAAAGTATTTTGTTTCACGTGTTTTCATATTATGCTAACGTCCATCCTTTCGTTGTTGCCATTGCTTTTTCTTCATCTGTAAGTTTAGCAAGATTTATTGCTCCTAATGTTAATGTTGTGGCAGTCGTAACAGTATCGAGATTGTTTATTACCCTAATTAGAGAATCATGTGATAACATTGTTGATGCACTTAATTTTATGCTTTTGCTTAAATGCTGTGGTGGATAAAATTCTTGCAACATTGTGCAGCTATCAACAAGAGATAGATGCATATTTGTTTTTGTTGTGCAAGTGTTCATATCAAATTCTGAAAAATCAGCATATATCATTGTTGTACATTGATATAATGGGCTAGCATTGGCTCCATCATCTTTATAAGCGGTAGGATAAATATTATTTTTGAATACTATCTTATCCATACTATGTGCACCGCTGACCATATTGCCTAATGTTCTACTGCCTGTTGCATAAGAGAAGTTCCATCCGTCAAATATAACTTCTTTTATTCAAGTGCACGAAGCGAACATTGTTCCAAATGTTGCGCATTTTGCACCAGGGGCAATAAAGTCTGTATCCCAAACTACTTCTTTTACTCCTGAATATTGGAATACGCTTCCCATACTTGTAATATTAGAAAAATTACATTTATTAAAGATAATCTTATCCAATCTGTAAGTGTATACGAATGCACTTGCTAATGAGCAAGATAACTTATCTGTAAACGCTAATTTTGAAAAATCTAGTATTCCGGATATGCTGTATGCATTGGTTGCGAAGTTTGCAATTGTTGTGCAGACTGGAGCTGTAGTCCAAGTATCAAAACCAGTTAATTTAGAAACGCTTCTAGCGTTATTTAAAAAAGATTGCATACTTGTAACTTTTGTAACATCCCAGTTCTTAACAATTAGTTCTGATTTTAAACAGAAGCAGTTCTGGAACATTGAATCTAATTTTGTACAGTTCGATGTTACCCAGCCCGTCATATTTAGTGGGTCTGGAACATCAGTAAGGTGATAACAACTTGCAAACATATAATTAAATGATGTTATTTTATGTCTAGCTGGGTTAAAATCGCCCCAATCAATACGCTGTAAATGATAGTTGTTTTGGTACATTCCAGACATTGTTATAACATTTGTTGTATCTCTAATATCTATACCACAATCAACAAGTCTATCACTTTCTAGGAAATAGCTATTAAAACATAAGTTGTTTGCTTTTGTAAATCTTGCGTATCTCATCAATACACAGCATGTGTTCGCGGTAGTGTATGGCTTACTGCCTGATAATTCTGTTGAATTTGAAGTTTTGACCTGTTTTAGTGCACCAGTGCTTTCAATTTTTACAACAATATAGTCGTCTGTTGGCTGCAATGTCTCAAGGTCTACGCCATATCTCTTTGTTGAGCTATTGATCACTGTTTCTTCTGTGCCGGGATAAATTGTAAATACTCCATCAGATATGTGTCCATAAGAACCCTTGCAAGTTCCTTCGTAATCAGTATAAAATTCTGCATATGAGTTGGCCAGCAATTTAGTGCCGCATAAAATATAACAGACATTTTGACCAGTAAGGTCCATGCTCTCAATATCATCCCAATCAGCAGGTTTTTGCCATTTGCCATCTTCGTCTATGTGATCATTCATTATGATTTGTAAGCCAGCTGCGGTCTTTATATTCTTTATTCTATCAGCCATTTCAGAAACTGGCACAGCTTCAGTTGACTGTTCCTTTAGTCTAATTGCGTCTCCGATTAAAACTAAGTGTGAAGTGCTAATAAATGCTTTGTCTTTCATAATTAATAAGCTCCTTTATCTGCATCTTCATAGTGGGTAGAAATATAAGCACCAATATAAGACTCTATTTCTGCTTTTGTCATACCTGGATCACCTTTATCGCCTTTTGGACCCTTAATACTAATCATTGCTTTTAATTCTATAGTAGCATTAGTTGCTGTTACATCAATAACTAGCCATGTGCAGAAATTTCCACTGCCATCAACATTCATTGCCATATCTCCAATAATAGGAGTTCTATTAAATGTATTTAATGAAATTGTTACGGTCGCGCCTATTTCACGTGTGTCAATGAAATTACGATAAATAGCAAGTGGCACTGGACCTTGAGGACCTGTTTCACCAGTTTCGCCTTTATCTCCAGTGTCACCTTTGTCGCCTTTTTCGCCATTTGCAACCGTAAAAGTGGTTGTTGTATTGTCCGAAAAGGTTATTGTATATGTGTCTATTAATCCTTCTGTGGATGTTTTTTCTATTTTTGTGATACTTGTTCCAGTATCACCTTTTGGACCTCTAAGAACAATGGCTTTTTGAACAGGCGCTTCTAATTGTTCTTTAATTGAGATACCAGTTTCATTTAATAAAATTGGTTTTGTTACTTGTGCCATTATTCATTACCTCCTTCTTCTGAGGCTTCTTCATATGTACAGCATATTAAGCCGTCGACAATAGATAACCCAATGTCTGTTTGGCCGCCGCCTGAGAGTCTATAAACGCTGTCACCAACCTTTAATTTACTTAACTCAGCTGTAGCTTCAGCAGTTGGATTTGCCTCAACAGCTGTAATCGTTGGAGTATTAGAAAGCAAAGAATAATCTAATTTGTGAGCTGCATCAATAATATCCTGTTTTGTGCCGTCATGATATTCATTTACATATGTTTCTGTCGCAAGACCTTCAATCGATGGGATTGTTGGCTTGTCAGCTAAATCATTGTATGAGCCAGATGTTGCGACTATTGATAGGTCAATAGTTTTAGTATAATTTGTTAGGCTATCCGTATCTTTTGTTACAAAAGTAGACACGTCTGGTAAATCTGATTTTAACGCGATATCATATATTTTTGTTTCTTCACCTTCTTGAGTTACATATTTTGGATTTTCAGTATCACCACCAATATAAGCTGTATTTGTGGTGTCGTTAAACATGTGTCCAAAAGTTGTTTGCTCTGTCTCTGATATATCATTAATAATGACATCGAACTCATCAGAATTAGGACGTTTTACTGCAAGATCATTCCCACTGATATAATAATCACCGGCTAATAACTCATTTGTTTTTGCACCAGCTGAAAATGTTTTTTCTGCGGTTATTTCTTGCACAGAATCAGTTGTTACCAAATTTGTTGGAATAGGTTGAGAAGCTGATACTTTATATTTTGTTCCAGCAATCTTAATTCCAATTAGGCTGTCTTCGCTACCATCTAGAGTTGGGTTTGCAATAACAACGGTTCCTTCTCCTCCACCACCGCCGTGCTGAAGACACTCAATAATTACATCTAAATAATCCTTTAGTCTATCTCTTGATGGAAGTGCTGGCGATTCACCGCCAAGCTCATCTACAATAGTGTCTAAAGATTCTTTTAATCCATCTGTATCCACTATATAGTAAAAAAGACGCCTTATTAGGCGTCAGTTTTGTCTATCTATTGTAATTAATTTTCTTGTTCTGATTGAGCTTGTTTAGCTGGTGCTTGGTCAGGGAAGAAACCGATTAAACGCTTTGAGAAACCGCCGCGTTCTTTCATTTTTGCAGCATATGCTTCTTGGAATTCTTCTTGAGTGTGGCCAGTTGCTACAGCTAATGCACCAATGACAGTCATGATATCAACTAACTCATTTAATGCTTTGTCAGCGTCAGCAAGAGAAGAGAAATATTCATTTACTTCTTCAACTAATTTGCCATTTAATAATTTTAAGAAAAATTCGTCTGATTGAGCAACTGCTACGTCACAGACTTGGCCTTCTTTTGCCATGATTTCTGGAATGTTGTCTCTAACTAATTTAAACATCTGTTTTCTCCCTTTTTAAATTACTTATTTTTAGATTTTTGCAATCTATTTAAGAGCTTTTCACATTCATCTATGATGAGTTTAAGCTCTAATTCCTTAACTATACTTGGAGCATCAGTTAGATACTCTTCGTTCAATCTTTCAACTCTTCTATTTAGAAGAATTAATGTTTCTACTGCTTCGCTCATACGATCACCTTAAGCATTTGTGAAGCTTACGAGTTTTTCAAGCTCGTAAGTTCTTACAACACTTTGGCCTTCAGTTGGCTTATAAGAATCGTCAAAGACGATATCTGCTTCTTCAGGAGAAGAAACAAGTTCGCCGCGGTGAGCTAAGATTCTGCCCATGTTCAATTCTAAGAATGAGCTAGACATTACTTTCTTAACTACATCAATGTCTGCAGGATTCATAACTCTACCACCAGATTCGAGCATTTGATTAATTACAACGACTTCGCGTGTTGCTAAGTCAACTGCAAAACCTAAAGCTGCGCGAGAATCACCTTTAACGTGAATTTGCATAGCAATATTCTTTGGATCCCAAGCTTCTGTATCTAAGTCTGCTTTATTTTGATAACCACAGTAGATTTCACCTTGGTTTAACTTTCCGCCAAAGCCATTGAAGTGGAATAATACTTGCTTAATACCAGCTTTTTCAAGAAGGTCTAAGTTTAAATCATAATATTCTGCTCCAGATGACCTGCGGTCATCGCCAGAGAATCTGATAGCATTTGACATGCTATGAGCATAGTTACCAAAATAAACAATTTCAGTTCTTCCATTTGCATAAACCAATGTCAATGATGCATCTATATCGAAAACGTTTTTCCAATAAACGAAAGATCTGATATTTTTAAATGGACATTTGATTCTTGAACCAGTAGGCAAAGTATCAATTCCTTTTCCACCAGCAGATGTGTTTGTTGGAACGCCTAAGTTATAGAAGTCTTCAGATAAATAAATCTTACCTAATGACTCTAATGAAGAATAGTAGCTATCAATCTTGTCAAAACAAGTATCATGTAAAAACTTTCTTGTAGAGTCATTTAAATTAGACTTTCTATACTTAGCCTCAAATTCAGTCTCAACATGCTTTTTAACTTTATTATTCTTTGTGAATGTAAAAGTTCTAGCTGAGCCATCATCTTCAGATAAAGCAGAAACCATTTGATATAATGCAATTGGATTTTTTGCTGGAAGCATATTTAAAATCTCAACAGCTTCAAATGGATTAGCTCTTGATAAAAGCATTTTGATGTTTCTTTCTAATAAAGAACCATTATCAGCATAGATTTTAGCCGCTTCAAGAATATTTCCATTATCTAAAGCAATCTTAGCTAATCTATAAGGAGACTCAACATTTGTTGCTTTCTTAACATCATATCTACACATAGCAGCTAACTTGTTGTAGTACTTTGCTTGCTTTTTAGACATAGCACAGTCTTTTACAAGTGGCATGCAAGCTTTGATTAAAGCTAAGCTCTTCTTGTCTGCCGCAACAAAAGAATCTAATTCTTTTCTTTCACCAAAAGACTTAACAGACAGCTTAACAAGGTCCTTCTTGTCTAAGAATCTTGCAAATTTAACACTTTTGTCAAGCATAGAAATAGCATTATCTTTACATGCAACATATTCATCAGAATAGAAACCATTATCATATAAATATGTAAATTCTTCTAACTCATCTAAACCAAAAGGTCTAGTGTAAGCGCAATAAGCAGAAACTATGTCTTTTAATACTGTAGAAATCTCTTCATCGGATGTTAATACCTTGAATTCACGTAAAACAAGTTCATTGCCTTTTGTGTATTCTGGTAAATCTTTCTTAAAGACCTCGAGTCTTGCAACATCATAATTTCCCATTTCATAGACAAAATAAGAAACTAATTGCTCAACAAAAAGTTCACTCTTTGTGAAATATTTTGTATCTTGTGGGTTTTTATAAAATGATGCTGGAACAGTAAGATTATAAGTCTTAGCAATTGCTTCAACAACCTTGTGGTCAGCATAATCTGGCTTGTCTAAAACAATACCAAAGTTAGATAAAAGATATGCATTAAAATAGGCAGCAGTTGTCTTATCTGCTTGCTTTCCATTAACTACATAGTGTCTTGCTGTTAAAATGTTTACTAAATTTGTCATAAATTGATTCTCCTTCTTTAATCAACTTAGAGACTGATGGATTATAATCATTTAGTGCTTTTACGAACCGCTAACGCTAAATGACATAATCGACCTAACTAGTTTCATTCAATTTGCTCAACTGCGGTGAAGGACAAATTGATAATTAATTTCCTATTATTTGTATGAAGAAATAAGTCTAGGTTCTCTATTTGGTGTTATGTGTTATCGCCTCACATTATTAATATACGATATAATTTATATTTTTTTATATATTTTAAATAAATTATTCAAAACAATCGGCAGCAGCCGCAATAAAATCTGCTTCCTCAGCCATAAGCTTATAATAATAATCAAATTCCTTGCTTACAGCTTCTTTTTCTTCCTTCAAAGAGATGAGCATTTTTTCACCTTCAGAATCTAATTTGTTTTCTTTTTTTAACTCCTCAAGTGATAGCACTTTATCTGCTAATTCTTCTAACTTCCTAGCTGCAAGCGAAATTTTTATATCTAATCCATACATAATTTATTTCTCCACTCTGCAAGAAATTTGATCTAAATGAAAATTTGTGTTCTCTCTGACTACCGAAACAATCTCAACATACATGTCAACATTTGGAAATTCGCATGAGCTTAAATGCAAATTTGCACGCAAAACGTTTGAGTCAGATGCAACGATAACATTTTTTAGCACGTATTCTTTTCCATTAAATTCAATTTTTTCTTGTGCCCTGATTGAATTGACAAGAGTATCCAAAGACATCATAATAACATTCCTCCTAAATAAGTAGTGGTTCTATTATAATATACAGTTTTAATATATAAAACTAGTAAAATAAAAAGCTGATTTCTCAGCTTATTTTTATTCTTTTTTTAGCAGCTCAATTTCGATTTCATTAATTTTTCTATATTTGACTCCGGCTGCGTCAAACATCTTCTTAGAAGCAAAATTACTCTCGTCATCTTTATAATTTCTGCAATACACTACTTCTTTTATCCCTGTTTGGATAATTGCTTTTGCACACTCGCAACATGGAAATAAAGTAACATATATAGTTCCATTTTCTAGAGATGTTGTTGAATTTAGAATAGCATTCATTTCAGCATGGACAACGTACGGATACTTTGTATTGATTCTATCTCCCTGATTTGACCACGGAAAGATTGAGTCTGCACAGCCAGTAGGAAAACCATTATATCCAACACCAACAATTTTCTTTCTATTATTTATGATACAAGCTCCTACTTGTGTATTAGGATCCTTTGACCTAAGCGCAGATAATTTCGCTACGCCTAAAAAATATTCATCCCAATTAATTACCATTATTAATAACCTCTAATAAACTGTCAGAATCTAATATAAATCCTCTAATATACAAACTAGAAACTTCTTCATGTTCGTCTAAAATCTTTTCATCGACTAAATCTCCAATGCAAGCATCAAAACACATGTTAAATGTGCTTGGATACTCCACTAAATCGTCTGCATTAATAGCTACCCCATAAGAATCTAATTCGCTATTGATATCATTAATAGAGTCAGAAAGAGATTTGTAATAACCTAATTGGTACAAATTATTGTATTCGTCTTGAAAAATAACTTCATATAATTTCATATTTTCATAAATCTCCAATTATAATTCTGAATCATACTTATCTAATAAATTATTGCATGCTGTTTGGCTAGATTCATTTGTTATGCAAGTTGGTCTCGTTCCATATTGACACCACTGACATGGAGAATCTCCAATTGTCAAATGATTTGAACCATTTGCTGGATTATTTGGACAATCAGTACAATGATTTTTCTTATATGGGTTAAGATAGGTGTAAGGCTCAACAGTAGGCTGCAATTGTAAGTTTATTTTTGTAAATTTTTGAATTTTAATTTTTTCTTCTGATGTGCCGATCTCATTTGCTTTTGAAAATCCTAATATTTTGCCACAATATGGGCATCGAACAGTTCAGCCTCCATTGATCATCTTAGACAAAGACTCAGCGTCAGCGCGCGTGAACTCAAACTCGCAATCACAATTATCACAGACTAACTTATAGTTATTAACTATCTCTGTTCGAAAATCTTTTCCATCTTTAATAATTTTCATGCATTCTACTCCTCTGGCTCACGATTAAGAGATTCACTTAGATTGTTGAATGCCTCTTTAACCTCTGGCAATTCATACACGTCTGTAGGCATATAAATCTTTACAAGAGTCTGATTTGGTTCAGGTAAAGCATCAATAGCATCTTTAACTAAATTGTATGCTTCTGTTAATTTTGAATCGTCCGCTGCACAAGAATCGATCTTAGAAATAATATAATCTAAAGCATCCTGTGTTAGTTTTTTAATTCTTTTTTCTTCTGTGTTTTCCATTAATTATCGCTCCTTCCAGCTGCAATCATTACACAAAACATGGCAAGTATAAACAAGCATAATGCCAAGCACCCAACTATTATAGTTGGCAATAATACAATATACCATGCCCAGTTTATGATATTGATTAATTTTAAAATAATAAAAGCAATTTGAATTGTAAATACTATGCTAGCAGAATATGCTGCTATAGCTTTTACTTTTGTTTCACTCACTATTCTTTTTTCTCCTAAAATAATATTTTCTTTTTTGCTTATGTGATTTTTCTAACTTATTGGCAAAATTGGTTACTTCTTCCAAACTAGGATTGTCTCGGTTTCTTGACCAAAAAAATAACATGCTTATTTCTCTGCTTGTTAAAGGTAAATATTCATCTGATTTTTTAATAATGGTTTTTAATTCTTCTACTGTTTTATCATCAATTTCAAGATATTCCATTATTTTTTGCCCTCAATTTTCATTCTTAAAATAGCATTGGCAACAAGCAAGCATAGAGAAGCAGAAGCTAGAACAATGCTAATTATAGATAAGATAATTATATCCATGTCTACTTCTCCTGTCTGTCAGCTAGAATGTTGATGAAATCTTCTTGGTCTGCAATTTGACGATTTAAGTCATTAGCCAAGTCAAGCACTTCATATGCTCTAGCTACTCTCCATTTATAATCTGCGCGCATTTTCTTAAGGGCAGATCTAATTGCTCTCGCTCTAGCAAGTCGATATCCAACTTTATCACTAAATGAATCGTTTGGATGCTTAAAAGCTTTTCCGACAGCTTCATAAGTTTCATAGCTATCTCGCATATCTAAAATTGTAACCTTTACGACAGTTACTTTTTCATTCTGCACAGATGTTTTGCAATCAATAATCTTATATAATTTCATTTATTGTCTCCTATATTATTTTGCTCTCCATTCAACGACATCTGTATCATCTACATATATCGATTTAATATCTGACTCAATATCTCCAAAAAGCATATGGTCTGTCACAAGTCTATATGCTCTTGTTGCTGTGGTTGCAATAGACTCATTTTTGCTAATATAATATTTAAGTCTATACATGCCATTAGCTTTATCTAAAGCTTTTCTATCTAACATCTCAGCTTGGCTCTCCGATTGGTCATTTACTTTTGTAACATTGAAATCCACTACAACAACTCTGCCATCATGATCTACTGTTGTATAAATTAAATCATATCTAATCATAATACAAATCTCCTTTGTTTTATATTATATTATACAATAAAGATAAAATAAAAAGACCTGCTTTTGCAGATCTTTTGTAATTTTTTAACTAGTCGCCTGAGCCAGAGCCTGAATCTCAAGAAGAACCAGTGCCAGCAATTAAGCCGCCAATCAAGCCCTCAAAAGCATCGCCAGTCATAACTTCTGGTAACTTGCCGTCCCAAGTATCATAGAAGATAATTGATAATACAATTTGTGCACATTGTTCATAAGTCAATGTTCCAGACATATTTGTATATAAGTCATCAATCATTGCCATAATCTTATCAACATAAGCACTAGCAGCTTCACCGTTAGCTTCACCTTCTACTCTTGTCGCATAAGCGGCAGCGTCAGCTAATAACTTTTGAATTTCTGCTTGATTTTGAGCGGTAATCATCGCAGCTTCTGCTTCTTTTTGTGCAATCTGAATTCTCTGTTCAGCTTCAGCTTTTGCTTGTAAAATTGCTTCTACTTTCTCACCGCCGTCTACATCATCAAATGATACAGACACTAGTGTAATATAATATCCAGAGGCAGTTTCAATTTTACTATCTAAATCTTTAATTTGCTTATTAATAATTTGCTTATTAATTTCTGAAATATCTTCGACAGTTAACGTTTTATCTGTATTCAACTTATTTTCTAATGGTGTTCTTTGGTTTTCGTAGTCAGATCTATGTCCATCATAGATATCTGCTTTTAAATCATCGTAGAAATCAAGACGAGCAGTTTCTAACCCTTCTGATAGTAAAGCGAAGATATCATAATTAATTGTAGAAGATTGTAAGCACTTTTTAACTAGTGAATCCAAATCTTCTTTTCCAATATCTTTATCGCCTGTAACTCGATAGAATTTGCCGGCGTTTTCTTTTTCAATCTTATAAATTAAAGACAAATCAAATGTAGCGTATTGACCGTCGTTTGTTTGACCTGTGGTAGTAACTGTGGCAGTTCTATTTGTTGTGCTGATTGTAGTGATATGCTCAAAGATTGACTTTGTGCCAAAACCTTCTCCATAAGTAGCATCAACAATACCATATCGGTCGTCATAGACAATACCAACCTGATTTGCTCCAACAGATCTGAAGCTTCCAAATAATAGCATGACTGGAACAAGAATGACTCCAGCACATGCGGCAAAACCTTTGCCAGTTTCATTTTCAACTAAGTTATAGATTCCAATGCCTACGCCAGCCAATAGTGCAAGCACGCCTATAACAATCATTGCAATTAATAATCCATATTTAAATATTCCTTTCGTTTAATTAATCACATTATAATATACGTTAATATTAGTTAATTTTTTAATTATTTATCTGTTCTGTAGTCTAAATATACAGGAAATCTAAGAGATATTCCGCCTTGGTCATTCGTGGTTTCCTCGAAATATTGAACTACGATTGTTCTTCCAAGCCATTCATCTTGATGCTTCCAGATTTCATCTCTGAGCTCGTCTGAGAAACCAGAACCTACTTTTACAATATTTCCTTTATAGTCTACGAGAAGTGCTCCTAGACGTCCAGAATGGCGATTTGAGCCTTCTTCGAATCCAACTACTTCTAAATCTAAATCATTCATTTTCTTGACCTTCAATAGATTGTTTGTTCGCTTGAATTCATATGGCGCATCCAAAATGTTGATCATTATGCCTTCTTCACCGGCTTTGATATTAGTATCTAATAATTTCAAAATCTCTGATGTGTCATCGCCTATATAAAGCAAAGGAAGAATCTCAAAAAATTAAATGCTGTTTTCATGATGCTTTCATCTATTGCGCCTAATTGCATGCTGACTAGCTTATCCTGTCCGCCACATTGAAATGCTCTATGCTTAACATAGTGCTTTCCCCAAATAGCTTGAAGCATCTGTCTGCGTTGACCGTATGGCTTATCACATGTTTGGGCTTCAAACTCATCTGCTGTCATATAGTCAAACACCAGCATTTTAACGCCATGCTTTTCACCGTCTTTTCTAGTTATCTTCATAGTCTCTTTATATTGTTCTTTTGAAGATAATTTTTTCGTGCTCTCAACTCCTGCTATAAAATCGAATGCTGGAATGTATGGATTTAGCAAAGTTATTTCGCCATCTAAGCAAATATTATCTGGCATATATCTTTCCATCTCTTCTTTTAAATCTACAAGTCCTTCATATTCTTGGCCCTGTCTTGTATAGAATTTCGCTGTGCCATTTTTCTTGATGGCTATGATTCTGCCGCCGTCGATTTTCGTCGTCAATGCGAATTTCTTTCCTTCTACGATTTTTGGATTATCGAAATACTTATTGGCCAACTGAACATTGAAGGTCGGAATTAGGCCAGGAATAATCTTATTGACAGTCTTAGCATCTATTCCTAACGGCAGATTCTTCGTTATCAAGCCTCTGAATATTGGCAATAGAAATGAAGTATTTAATTCATGTCTATGATAATAGTTTGCAACTGTCTCTAAATAATTGTCAGCACCAGTATTATGAGTCTTTATGTAATCTAATAGATTGAATAAAGACGCGTCTGGAATAAGAATCTCTCTGTTTGGCATAAGCTCCATTTTTAAGAACTTTTTATCTGAGATGCCAGTTGTGATATACGGATTCAATAAGAAATTAAGAAGATACTTAATATCATTGTCATTTGAATATTCTTTTAATACTGCCTCTTTGTATAATCTGCTATTAGAAGCAAAAATGGCTGTGATGAAATTGCTGAATTTAATTAAAGTATTCATATTAAACCTCCAAATAGTCTAATATATTATACAATAAAAAAGACCTGAATAATCAGGTCTAAATTAATAATTGTAAAAATTATATATAATTTTTTAGAATATAGCAAACACCATTTTGGCCAGCTGTGCCAGCGCATGCGATTTTTTCTCTATTAGTTCTGGCGCCTTGGCCACCCATTCCATAACCTATTCGTGAAGCTTGATCACTTGATACAGATAATATTGCGCCTCCACAGAAAGAAGCACCGCCTCCACCGCCGCCAGATTCTGTTGGGTCAGAACCATACTTAAGAGCATAAGTGCCTTTTCCATAACAATAGCTGCCAACCTGATAATAGCTCTTAGCGATGCTACCATTAAAATATTTTGGGGCTAGACTATCAACAGAAGTACTTGCGTCACCGTTAGAAGAATTATTACCAGTTTGTGAAACATACCCACTGTCTCCACCTTTTTCGCCGTCACAAGTAGCAACAATATGCATGCATCTGTTAATTGGATTAGAGAATAGATTGCCAGCGCCAGATTCAGAAGAATAGCCACCTGAGCCGCCAGTTGCATCAACACGTGTACCACGGCCATAAGAGCCACAATCTCCGCCTCGTCCGCCAGTGGCTACTATTTTGTGATAATTATCAATAGAGTCGCCGATAGTCACAGAAGTGCTTCCGCCATAGCTTCCTGGTGTTTTTTTGCTACTATTGTATGAGCCGCCAACACCGATGCTTATGTATGCATATGGGTCTGAGTCTGAACAATTTTCATAGTATTTTTTTAAATTAATATAAGCTAGCACACATCCGCCTCCACCGCCACCTGCACCTCCTTGGTTACGACCATTTGCAAATACTACACCCTCAAAATCGCCGCTGCCACCAGCACCACCAGCGCCTTGTAACAACAAAAATACGCCATGTGCACCAGTAGACACGGTTGTCCAAGATGGTGTGCTGCTTACTATTGAATACTGTATTTTGCACTCCTCTGTGGATGTTGGCTGTACATATCTAAGCCAATAATTATTGCCTACTTCTAACTTTGCACAGTAAACATACCCAGGAGCATATGATGAAGTCTTTATGCAAGGAGTAGATGCTTTTGACACAAATGGGATCAGATCATCTGAACCGTAACGATAATTTGTGCTTACAGTCTCATTTCCCCAAGCATATCCTCCGCCACTAGTACTTGCAGTATTAACTATATAATCGATTGTATTAGAACTTAATTTGTATGATTCTAATGTTTTAAAAATGCTAGAATCAGTAATGCTTATGTTATTGTAATCATCGACAAGCCTAACAATGTCAGCTAAGTCCTTAGAACCTGACTTAAAATTTGATGGTGTATAAACGAGTGAGCCTGTGCCTGAGCTATAGGCACTTCCGCCGCCGCCACCGGCGTCTGATGTACTTACATTTGGATTAATAACCGTTGCCATAGAGATTACCTCCTATTTTTTTTAATTATCATATAATTTAGCAAATGATAATAAATAAAAGCCTTCATTTAATTAGAAGGCATTTGGTATTATTTTGCTTTTTTCTTTTGAACTGCTGTATGAGTGAACAAATCAGACTCATAATATCCAGCTTTTCCATATGACCAGTAGATATCTTCTGGCACTTCGACTTCTTCTCTTCTTCCTGTGAATTCGTCTTTCACACTCAAGTATAGTTTTGTCATGCCATTGACCACTGCTGCATTGCGGCTCAATACCTTAAGCTTGTTTCTGACTACTACATATTCGTTTTCGTCTATTTCTTTTTTTATCCTAGCCGCTTCAGTATCTATCTGATCTTTTAAAGAGCACATGACTTCATTTACTATTCTATCTATTTCTTCAAGGTTAATAGATTTAATTAGGTCTTCAGCTGAATCAACCTCAACTGCAATGACTGGTGCTTGGTCTTCTTCTTTAATTGTTTCGCTTTTATTTGAAGTAAGCACTGGCTCATCAAGAAAATTATATGTCTCGAAGTGTTCTTCATTTGTATCAATGGTTCTCTTTGCGGTGACATTCTTTTTATTTGCTCTTGCCTTGTCTTTTGATAATATGAAATAAGCAAAGATAACTGCCGCGACTAATAAGATGCCTAATACTGATATTCCAATAATTACTCCCATGCGGTTATTCCTTTCTGCTCAGCCAGTCTTTCATTGTCTTGACTAAGCCGACATAATCTACATTATCGCTTGGACCTTGGTAAAGAGTTATCCATGTAGCAGAATGAAGCAGCACCTCTACTGTATGAAGGCCTTCATCTCCGCTGTTATATCTCTGAGCAGAATCTCTGAAGCACTCAATGTATTTTTTAATGAGTTGGTAATTGATTAGCGATGTCGAAGTATCATGCGTTCTCGTTATCAGCAAATCGATTGTGTCATAGCTCTTTGCTAATACCTTAGTTGTTATCGTCGCTATCTTTTTCACCGCTGTCTCCGCCTTCCAATTCTGCTAACTTGACTGTCAATGTCGCGATCTGCCAAGCAATGAGTCTTCTAGTATCTTCCTTATCAAACTCAATACCGTGCTTCTCAGTTCTGCTTCTCTTTCCTGCGCTGTCCATGCACACTGTTCTGTGGACGATCAATGTAGAGAAATCAATGTATTCAAATGGATTGTCTTTTATTAATATCTCTTTCAATTCTTCTATGTTATCTTTGATTGCTTGTGCCTTAGCTCTCTTCTGCTTTTCTTCTTCAAGAGATAAAGTAAGCGCTTTGAATTCTTCTTCTGTCATCATCTATAAAAATCCTTTCTTGCTATTATAATTCTATAATATTATACAATATTGCTTTTGCTAGTTTTAGACAATAAGTCGAGCGCCTGTCTAAAAATAATAGACCCTATGCTATTGCCTAATGTGACTACCGCAATGAAAACAACTGCTTTGGCCGAATAGCATCCTGCAGCAAATAGATAGAACATGTCGGCGATGCAATGCTCAAATCCAGATAGGATAAAAGCCATGATACAAACCACTATGCCAAACAGTTTCCATATGGCATCTAGGTCTCTCTTCTGCAGCTCAACGGCTAAGAATATCAATATGCCGCATCCTACGCTTTTCACTGCCAATCCTAAATAAGATACGTCAGACAGCTTTGTGGCACAGACCTCATTGGCTATTTCACTAAACGGCAATTTAGCCAAATATGCGAATAGCCCGCACATGAAAACTCCAATGGCATTGCCAAGATAGATAATCAATAAGTCTAGTATGTATGATTTCTTATTCGCAAAAGCATATCCAATCTTGCCGGTGTAGAGATTCAGCTTAAGTGCTATGATGGCGAACAAGCCTATAGAGAACATGAAGCTCGCAACTACTACGCTATACTGCTTAGTCAGTAAGAATGCCGTCCCGCCTATAGCGATCAGCACACCAGACAATATTCCTGATACTAGAGTGTTTAGATGCCTAGCCATATTATTCTCTTTCCCAATGGATATTGAGGATCTCGCAAGCTAAGTCAGCGTCTTCTCTAGTCAAGCCAGTGCTGAACTTAGTTCTTATGAATCTCTTATTGAACACTTTATGTGTATCGATATTCTCGTCGTCAAAGATTACAAATGAGTCGCCGTCTTCTAAATGGCTTCCGACATAGCTCAGAATCTCATAGTCTCTCGTCCATTTGCACTTGACACCTAAGCGGGCGAACTTTGAGAAGAACGTAGGAGTCTTATCATACAGCTTGAGTCCGAGCTTATCGAGCTTATCCAAAAGAATCTTAGTAGAGACATCTTCAGATTTAGCTTCTCCGTCTTCGAATTCTATGTCATGTCTCCAGCTGGAGCTCAGCACGATTCTAGTTCCTGGGTTTCTGTCTACAATAGACGCAAGCATAGCCAAACAATTATCGTCTATGTCATCATAGTCATTGATTGCATATTCGTCTCTTGTGTTCAATAGCCAAGCCTCACTATTCAATACGCCATCGACGTCTAAGAAAATGTATTTGTTCATAATATTTACCTCCAATATAAAATTGAGTCTATTATAGAATACAATAAAAAAGCACCTCGTTTAAAGGTGCTCTTTGTTTTTTTGATATTTAATTAGTCGCCTGAGTCGCACTCGTCTTCATCAAATACAAATAAGTCGAATGGAGGCTTGTTAACATATCTGTTGTCAGAAGGGTCTGGGTCTACTACTTTTGTTATAGATCCGAATGGACCATTTTTAGTAAGGTCTAACTTAAGCTCATCGAGAGTTGTGAGGTCACTTATGATGCTATAATATCCTTTGTAGTCATAATAGCAGCGTCCAGTGCTTGATGTAGTCTTATACGCAGCAATAATTTTATACTTCTCATCTAAGCACTCGTCTTTCCACATTAATTCTGGTACTAATTTTCCAGTTGACATATCTTTTAATTCATATTTAAATTCAGAGTTAAGTAGGAATTCCAAATGCTGCTGAGCCAATTTCTCTTTCTTGACGTCGGCTGCATGCTCTGCTTCAGCTCTTTGCTTAGCAGTAATGATGTCTTGCTCTAGCGCGCTTGTTACTCTATCCATTACTCTATCGATGATATCCATTGGGTCATCATTCTCTGATATTGTAACCGCTCTTTGAATGCATCTTCCGTCATTTGCTTTTGGGTCTATTATGTTAACATACACTGTGTCTTCTTGCACGTTGCCAACATCTATTTTCATCTTAGCCTTTGAGCCAACTGCCTCTTCATATCTTCCCAACAAGTCTTCATACTCTGGGTTATCACCTAGCTTATCTAACAATCTATTTGCTTTCTCGGCTTTGGCTTTGACATTAGCGAGCCTTAGCTTCTTCTCTTCTGCAGCTTTCTTCTCAGCGTCTAACTTTGCCTGCTCCTTAGCTTTGATATTGTCGAATTCAGCCTTGCTCTTGACTAGCTTCTGAGAAGCGTCTTTAGCAAATTGGTATACCCATAGCTTTTTGCAGGCTCTGCCAGATAGCGTCTTGACATCCCTTACCTTAGGGTAGATGTAAGATCCAATCAAGTATCCATCTGCTCCGAACACATCTACTAAACCATCAGCCACGATGCCGTCATCGAAAGCTTTGTGGAAATTCTCTATATCTATATAACCTGCTTTAACCGCTTGGTCGAACAAGTCTTTAGCCGTAGCCTTCTCAGCATCTGTCAATCCAGTGACAGGGGTATATGCAGCAGCTTCGGTAAGCGAGCATTTATTTAGTTCTTCTATTGCACTGTTAAAATCCATAAACGATCTCCTTTGCGTCATATCAAATAATTTAGCAAATATACTGCAGGCAAATAAAAAAGATGCAGCGGTTGAGCTACATCGTTCTTATCTTTTTCTTATAGCAGCTCCAGCACAGAGCCTTGTATTTCTCATCTCCGCCAATGTCTACTTGACTTCCTTTGACGAGCACTCTTCCCAAGCTGTCGATTCTGGCGTTGACCATAGCTGGCTTTCCACAATCGCAGACATTGTTTAGCTCTACTATCTTATCAGCCAGCTCAAACAGTCTCTGAGAACCAGGGAACAGCTTGGTCTTGAAGTCTGTTCTTAGCCCGTAGCAAATAACGTCTGTGTCATAGACTGTGGCTATGTCCTTCAGCTGCTCAACCTGCTTCTCAGTGAGGAACTGCGCTTCGTCACAGATTATAACGTTGCACCAGATATTGCGCTTGCCGAACAGCTCTATGAGATTATCTGTCTCAGCAACTACATCAGCTTCTGCCTTGATGCCGACTCTGGACTTGATGATTGAATGAGTGATTCCATTGGCATCTACCGTATCATCTCTAGTATCAGTAGCAGGTTTGATCAGCCAGACGATCTGCCCTCTGTCTTGATACTGGAATCTAGTCATCAGCGCATTAGCCGTCTTAGAACATCCCATGGTCCCATAATAGAATTTCAGTCTTCCCATAATATAGTTTTCCTTTCATTAAACAAAAGGCGACTACTGTCATAATCGCCTGTCATGTCTTATTCTGCTACAGCAGTCTTTTTAGCTCTGGTCTTTCTCTTAGGCGCAGCAGCTGCTTCTGCCTCAGCTTCTTTGATGAGCTCAGCTCTTACTTGCATTAGCGCTTTGCCTAGAAGATTCTGGCCTTGCCACTTAGAGTCATCTACGATGTCTGGACTATTCTCTAGCATTCCGATTCCCCAGATAGTATCAAATGGGCTTGCCTCTACTATAACCTTGTCTCCTGTCGCAATCAATGCTTTCTTGAGTTCTTCATTCTGAGAGAACTTAGCCTTATTGCCGTTTGCTACGATGCTGAACTTAATGCTATCCCAAACATCTTGTTTGAAATTAACGACCTCTCTGCCATGGTGCTTCATGTAGTGCGGGTTAGTGTCTTGCAGAATAACCTCTGCTTTTTCATCGTCGCCGAAAGCCTTTGCTTTGCAATACATCATGAATTGCTCACAGCAGCTGAATTCTATTCCGTCATAAGTGAATGGCGCTTTATACCACTGTGAATAAATAGCGTTCGGAGTATTGTCAGTCTGCCAGAATGCAACGATGTCTTCTCTGTTATAAATCATAATCTACTCTCCTTATAATTAAACGTTCAATATAATATACAGTATTTAATTTAGATATCTCTTCTGTAAATAAAAAGAACCCAAGATTTCTCTTAGGCTCATATTATATTTGTAGACGCGCATGAATGGAGGTGGTATAATAATCTGTTTGCTGCCTACATTGAATTTAGCAATAGTTATCAACTCTCAATTCTGTCTATTCTCATCTTAGGCATATTGCTGAAGTCATACTCTCTCAAGCCATCTAATCCGTCTAAGCACGCATGCGCGGAATGGACCAGCATCAAGCTCTCTGGCTGAGAAGGGTTCATGCTCACTAGTATCACAGCTTTATTTATTCCAGCTGCATATCCACATTCCCAAGCAGAACCAGCGTTGTTCTCTTTTCCGTAAGACAGCATGACGACCAAATCTGAACTGTCAACGTTCTTCTTGTCTTCCTGATAAACCAAGTCTCCCCAGTCCCACATAGAATAATCCCAAGCATTCTCAATCTTCAAGGTAGAAGGGTTGTAGACATCGAAGCCTTTTCCCTCTAGCATAGCTTGAGCTTCTGCCATTGTCTTCTTTCTAGCCTCTGTCAAGGCTCTGTCCTCATACGCGAATGAACTGGCTAAATAAATCTTCATAGTATCAATCTCCTTATCTACCTATATTATACCATAAGGATATCGAAATGTAAATAGCCTTGGCAGAAATAATTAATAAATCTTTTGGATAAAGCCTTTTGCGATGAGGTCGCTCTTGAGCTTAGCGCACATAGAGTCGAAGTCTGACTCCACAATCTTGCTACTCTCCATGTTGAACATAGACATCTCTAGCTGAGAGAACATTCTAGTAAGCGCGACTGACTGATCGATCTCAAATGCATCTGCTCTGTCAGGAGTTCTTCCAGTTTCCAGACAGCGCTGGATGTACCCTTCGTTGTCCTTAGTAAATGTTAGTCGGTAATGGTTCTGCATGATCTTGTCTGGCATGGTTAGTTACCTCCGCCTACTGTGAATGTTGGATTTCCTTCTACTGCATAGTAGCATCTGCATTCTTCCAGTGAGGATGAATCCAAGCTGTACTTAACGTCTGCGTAGTAAGCATTCACTATGTCAGCAGTCACGATCGATCCTGCTGGGATCGTAACCGAATAGTCTGCTGAAGAGTAGTTCGTCTTGTAATCGACTGTGTAGAAAGTCTCTGTCTTCTTGTCTGTCATATATTATTCTCCTTTGACTTCTAAGTCTGATTTGTATCTGTAGCAGCGGCAGTGTCTGACATCTTGCTTGCGGTCTGCTATCACGAAGTTCTCCAATAAGAACTGATTGAACACATGGAACCCTAGGTCGAATGCTTCGTCTCCGTAAGTGAATCCGCGGTAAGTATAAAGCCTGTTGTCGAAGATGATCCTGACTTTGTATTCATAGAACTCTACTTCTGCGTCTGGGTCATAAGCTACATCCTCCACGATCACAGAAAATCGATCTCTGTTGGCGACTTTACTAAGGGATTTGATCAGGATAGCAGTAGCTTTCGATCTGATTCTGTCTTCTTTGCTAATCTTCTTTCTGAATAGCATATGCATTAACCTCCTTGAAATTTATGAAATCTTCTAAGTCGAACCAGTAGTCAGTATGGACGAAGACCGGATCGAAGTCATGTAGTTGGAACTCTGGCTTCTTCTCTGCTATGTCTGCACTGAACAGTACCTTCATCTCCTGCCCATAGCAGATTACTATGAACTTGCCGTCTGGGGAAATGTACCTTTGGAATTCCTCCAGATCGATGCCTAGCTTCTCCTTAAGCAATTTACTAGGGCCGAAGATGTACATGACCTGATCAGTCATCATGAGAAATTCCTCCTTCATCTTCTGCCAACTGCTTCTTTAGTATATTCGAAACTGTGGATATAGCTGTTCGGTACGCCTGTCTCATGACTTCGATCTGCTTCATCGATAAGTCGTAAGTAAGCGCACTGACATAAGTGGCATCTATAAGCTCGCGCAGAGCGTTGCTGATTTCCAAAGCAAGTTCCTTTTTGGCAAGGCTTTTAAACTCCTTCAATATGAGCTTCTGCTCTTCAAGATAATCTTGTTCATTCATAAATAAGCTTAACCTTCCTTTCTTCATTTAGAGTCTGATTCTCGCGCTCTAGGACGCTTTCTCTTCTGCATCGATAAAATATATGCCTGACAAAAGAAATGCAATCTAGGACGCATTCTCTTATTATATTATACATTATGAAAAATATAAAAACCAGGCATCGTCTGATTAAATACCTGGTTTTGTTTTAGGGGGTTGAATTTTGAATTTTTTAGAAAGGTTGAATGTTTATTATCTGACTAAGGCAAGAACTGATTTCTTAGCCATGTCAATGACTTCGTCGGATGTGACTCCTAACTTATTGCTGTTGATGCCTTTCAAGTTTCTGGTTGAAATTACTTCTAACAGAAGCTCTGCATGAACATTTGAGGTCTCAGCAAATCTGTTTTCTCTGCGTGATGCTAGGGATTCAGAAGTGCAGTTGAGATGTCTCTTCTCAGTTGGGTCAAGGTGTTCTGCGTAGTAGCGAAGAACGAACCAAGCTTTTCCCATGTGGTTTAAGTTTTCTAAGTCTTTGTTTGTCATATAAATTTCTCCTTGTATTTCGGGTCATTAGAAATCGACCTGTGTTCTGGCTCATATCAAGTCCTAAGCCGGAGGACTCATGATAAGAATAACTTATCAGACTGAGCTTTCATTAAGCTCAAAGTTATACCTTATAATATATTATACAGTAGAGACTGCTATTTTTTAACAGCCTCGCTGCAAATTATTTTCTTAAGTTGATAGGGATTAAGACGAAGTTAAGCATGCCTGTGACAGCTGCAAGCCAGTTGAACCAAGTAAGCGTTTCTCCGTCTACTGCCTTGACGATCAGATTCAGGATGCAGAATGCAGAAGCTGCCAGTGCGATGATTACGCCGACTTTCTTAAGCGTTGTATTATTCATCTTCGTCTTCCTCGCTTTCTGGTTCTTCCCAATCAGTATCATACCAGTCGTCTTCTGTGTCGCTGGTCTCAATCACAAGAGCATCATCGCCGAATTCGACTGTGATTGTTCCGTGGTCATATTCGATAGACACTTCGCCGTCATAGTTGAATACGACTCCGCAGTTGTCATTTAATTCTTCAGCTGAGCGTTTAGCAAGTCCCATGTCGACAATGCCGATATTTCCAGCATCGACAGGGAATTCATGTCCGTCAGTATCATAGTAGCAACCGTCTCCATAAGCAGTAGACATGATAGCGAATTGGAGTCTGGTCTCAGGGTCTGTGAACGCTCCGTCTTCAAAGTGGTATTTGTCGCCCCAAACTCCATGGTATACTTCGCTCTTCAAGCAATAGCAGATGTCTCCGACATAGAAGCTTCCATTGACTTTGATTGTGACTTTTTGATTTTCTCTTGACATAATTTTTTCTCCTTGTTTTATTTACAACTATATTATATCATATTAGTATGCAGATGTAAATAGCTTTTTTGAAATTTATTCAGAATTTTTTTCGCAGGCTCAGCGACACGCTTATGATGTTAGCCACTCCTATGATTGCTGCGACCCAGCCTTGCTGAACATGTCTTTAAACAGTCTGCGGTATTTCTCAGATTCATTTAGACTTAACTTACGACATCTTTCACACTCGCCGCGATCGCTTCCGTAAATATAGTCAATCACATAGTCTAAGTATGTATCTTTATCGGTTCCTCCGACTACGAACTTGCCTGGTTGACCCCAACCGAATAAGTCTTTGCACTTTGATTCTAACTCATCTATATAGTCATACTTGTCTAGATGATTTCCAATGCTGTCAGATAATTTCAATCTAACTACTTTCTTATAAACGAATTCGCTCATACTATTTTGCCTCCATCCTATTTTCCGCCGCAGTTGACGATATGAATTCCAAATGCACTAAGTTCCTTATTAGCCTCAGCTACTCTTTCAGCTGTCCAGAATTCTGAGTCGAAGAAATTGAACTCGCCGCGGGCTTTTCTTTCTTCACGAGCTTTCTTAGCAGCTTCGTATTCAGCGCGCTTGCGTGCGTCTTCTTGTGCATGTCTTACCAATCTGTCTTCTCCTGTGACAATATCTAACTCAATCTCATGAGTGTCGATTACGAAGCCATCAGCATAAGCATCATGTTCATCGACCAATTCTAAACTGTGTTTTCTAACAAGAGCCATGCAATCAGCTTTATTTGTAGACTTTACATAAGTGTCATAACTAAATCCTGCTGGTTCGCCTTTGCCTTCAAATCTCATTGTTCTATAGCTTAATGTATAATATTTAATTTTCATATTCGTTTACCTCTATTCTTTCTTTATCCTTCTTACAATATTATTATAACATATATTATAAGTTCTGCAAATACCTTTTATGAAAATAATTAAAATATTTTTTAGAACTCCTCCTTTGTTCAGATCCGGGGAGGAGGATTCTTGGATGTCATCATAGTAAGCGTTTACTAGAAATCCAAGATGGATCGATCAGCCTAGGCCCATCCCAAATTTTCCATGACTCCTTTCCAGGTTGATGCTGAGTTTACTAAATTCTGTGAAGCATCATGCGACAGACCTGTACAGTCTCATGTACAGTATCCGGCTTTGGTCAGGATTACAGTTTACTAAATTTGCGGTTCAGCAGGGTCTGTCAGAACCGTTTCCCAGATTCAGATCGTTCTGACAGGCTTTACTAAATTTACTTCATCTTCTGTACAGCCCCATCCTGAATCCTTCCACAGATCTGTGCGCTCAACGAAAATTTACTATTTACTAAATTCAATCATGCGAATCCTCCCCTAGGCACAGTTGGATAAAACTGCCGAAGCAGAAAATAAAAAGACCTTCAATCAAGAAGGTCTTGTTTTGTTTTTTTATTTCGTTAAGAGTTCAATGACTTTCGCGGTGACTTGCGGAATCAAATCTTCATTGATGTGCTTAGCAAAGTCTGAGTCTCTCAACTGTTCTTTGAGAGGGTTGTTAGCGATATGAGTTCCGCCTCTTCCGAAGAGTTCTGCACTTCTTCTCAAATCATAGAATGTCTGCATCAATTCCATAAGAGTCCAAACTTCGTTTTTGCTCAACGGAGTTTCTTCGAACATGTTTTTGAAACTGTCCAAATCTCCGCTTAAGAACAATGAGTCAAAGTGCTGATGAGAACTGATGTCTCTCGAGCAAGATGGAGCAGAGTTGTTCGTGAATGAGTTAATGTATCCAAAACCCCAATACCAACCGCAGTCCCAACTTGGTTGTTGAAGGTAATAGTTTATTCCGCCTTTGTCCTTTCCTAAAAAGTAATAAGTCTTTCCATGCCAATTAAATGATTTCTTTTCCATAATTAGATTTTTTCCTTTCTTTATTTACAATAATATTATACCATAGATGCCAGACTTTGTAAATAGTTTTTAAACATAATTATAAATATTTTTAAACTATTTCATTATTATAATTATTTACATTCTACAAACTTTAACATCCATCTTAATTCTAAACTCATCTCCACCATTATTTCTAATTCCATACTTCTCATACCAACCATATTCAACTTCATACAATTCACTCAAACAATCACCAATATTATCAAACACTTCACTTCTCTCAACAATCTTATAACTATCACTCTTATCATCAAACTTCTTCAACACAATATCAAAATTACCACCAAAACCATCAACTACAACTTCTCTAACAACAACCATAAACTTTCTTTTTTCCATAATCTTTTTTACCTCTCTTTCGATTACACGTATATTATAACATAAAAAAGGCCATTTGTAAATAGCCCTTTTTGTTTTTTGAAGTATTATCGTCCATCAATCATTGAAGTCGTCTAGATTTCCCAAAGTTTCTTAATATCAAACTCGTCGTCTATTTCAATGCCGTTCTTGTCGTATTTGCAGGAAAACTTTCCGTGTTCCACACGATCATAATCGCCAGATAAAACCAATTCGTCGAAATATGCTCCGTCTAAATCATCTTCGCAGATGACCATATCGTCTCCAACGAACGCACGAGTTTGTAAATATGTAACAGTATTTTTTTTCATAGTCTCTTAACCTCTCCTTATTACATATATATTATATCACATAACCGTTCATTTGTAAATGCCTTTTTGATAAATAATTGAGATATTTTTTCAGTCTTCGTATTCTTCAAAAACCATCTTATGCTCGCCAGTGTAGTAGACATATTTGATTCCCAAATCTCTCAATGCTTTCTCACACGCCGGGCACGGTCGCGCAAGTGCTTTACTTCCGTCTGCATGTTCGCGGTAGACGAGGACGCAGAGATCTGAAGATCGGATATTTGACTTCAGTCTAGTGAACTTTCTGATTGCGGCGATCTCTGCATGGTTGCACGGCTTGAAGTTTGAGCCGTCGAAGTCGAATCTGAAAGTATTGTATTTCGCCTGCGAAGGAGAAGTCTTATTGGAGTTGCATGCGCTTACTATAATCTTCTTATTGGTGAATAGTACTGCGCCCAACTGAAAGAACTTGTAATCTGACTGAACTCTGACTTTCTTCGCTTCTTCTATTGCCAACCGTATTATCTTCGAACTAAACAACTTCTGCTTCATTTCGGTATCTCCTGTTTTTGACTGGTAATATTATAAGATAAAAAGAGGTTTTTGAGGACCTCTTTTTTCAGTTTTTTAAATTGACTTTGCAATGTCGTCGTAAGTCATGTCGAACACAAATCTGTCGCCGCATTCAATCGCTTTGAACTCTACGAAGTTTTCATAGCAAGTGTGGCCTAGGTATTCTGCTCCCCATGTCGATGCTTCTTCGGTGCCGACTTGCTCTAACTGTTTCTTCGTGAAACGCTTTTGAGTGATTGGAACAAGCATATCGATTGTGTCTGCTTTAGGAAAGTCTTTCTTGACATCGGCGATTAGAGTCGCTCTGCTGTTTAAGACCTCTGTCTTAGAGAAGTCTCTCGTCAAACTCATTTTGACATTGTAGCACTTTCCGTTTGTTTCTTTGATTTTGAAGTTGATTGATTTCATATTTTATTCTCCTTTATCTTTACAAGTATATTATAACATAAAAAGGGTTTTTTGCAAACCCCTAAATTAAAACTTTTTTATTTTTTTCATCTAACCCAAGACAGTCACATGTGGGGATCTGTATGGTGTACATGAATTCTTCTCAGTAAAATTCTCAACCGTTTGTCACTGTCTACCCGAATCAAAACTTTAATATGATCCTTCCCCTTAGGGGAAGGATCATATTAACATCTCTAGTAAATTTTTACTAGGACCAAGGCAGATTTTTGGTTATACCCTAGACCACCAAAAATCTGCCCCTCTGAATTCTAGTAAAGTAAATACATCTGGATTTCCCTACATGTACAGTGCACGGTAAGAACTCTGGGATGACCGACCTGTATCCGCAACCGTTTCGCAGAAATTTAGTAAAAGCAGAATATGAATCCTCCTAAATTTCCCACGATCGTATTGTTGGAAAATGTGCTGTAAGACATTTGGATTTCCCTACATAAAGGCATTTGTGTTCATATAAATACACAATGCCAAAATTCGCGTTCTAACGGCTTTTAAGAGACTTTAATATAAATTATCAAGGAATAATAAAAAACTCGTCTAGATGACTTCTATGAGCCTCTAGACGAGTTCTATGATTGATTATTATTCTTGTTCTTTTCGATGTTAACTCAATTGGAACATTCTGCCTGGAATTACATATCTCGAATTGCAGTCGTCGCAGCATCTGTCTTCTGTGTTGAATTCTCCAACAACTGGTTCTTTGGTCTCTGGGTCTAACCACATTGCTCCGTCTGGGTTGTTTCCCCAACCTCTGAATTGACATCCGCAGATGCAACAAGTTTTGATTTCGTCTTTCATTTTTGTTTCCTCCATTTATTTACATATTTATTATAACATAAAAAGGGTTTTTTGCAAACCCCTTAAATTACATTTTTTTGAAATTATTTCTGAAGCTGATTAACTCATCGACTTCATCATAATAACCGCCGTTGAATAATCTTGCAACTTCGTCGAAAATAGCTGAAAGTGAATTGCCGTTGCAGCATCTAGCTGCTATAGCTCCACCTTTGTAAGTGACCACTAAGTATTCAGCTTCGACTTCATTGCCTTCGCCCAAGAAGACTTCATAATCCAAGTCTGAAACGCAGATAGTGTCAAACTGACCTAAAGTAGTTCCTAAGTTCTTTACGAATTTGATTTTATTAACAAGTTCTGCTGCTCTTCTTTCTGTCATGATTACTCTGCCTCCAATTCTGCTAAATCTTCTTTAGCGATTGTTAAATTCAAATTAGCTAGCTCGATGCGAAGCTTGACTTCCTCTAAAGAAAGTCTATACCAAGCTTCGGCAATTCCGTCTTCTGCCTCTCTGCCATTGACTATTTCTTGAGCTTTGTTTAGCAACGAGATCTTAGCACGGATTTTGTCTAATTTGCTTTCGAGTTCTGCTTTTTTCTTTTGGTTTTTGATTTTATTGAAAATGACTTCGGCAAGTCTGTTTAATTTTTCATCCATGGTTATTCTCCCTTCATTTCCGGTAAGCGAGTGAAGGCGTGTTTGCCTTTGATTTCGCTGTTGATGAAACGACCTTTAGATTCTGCATTCATCAAGTTGTTGTAAGTTTCTTCATTAACTTCGGCGTAAGAATAAGTTAAGCCGTTGTTGTATTGGACATAGAGAGTGTTGTTTTCCCAGCCAACTGATTTGATATTAGATGATTTGACTTCATTAAGTTTCATAATTTTTGTTCTCCTTTATTTTTACAGGTATATTATACCACACATTTTTAAGTTTGCAAATAGCCAACATGAATTTTTTTAAAAAATTCTTATCAGCATGTAAGCTGTGTCTGTCTTTCTGCTGTAGCCGCAGTAGTAAGCATTTGCGATAGTCTCTTTCTTGCCGACTTCGATCTTGTCTTCTTCTGCTGGAATGACAGTTAGCAAATTAAGCTGTTCGTCTAAGAAATCATTTCTACCGTCAGTGTCATCTTCATCGAATCGACAGTCTGCTTCTTCTTCAATTGCTGAAGTGTAGTCAGCTTTGCTTGCTTCTACCACTTCTGCAACAGTGTCGAAGTCTCCGATGACAATTGTGTTGTTTCCTAAATCATAATTGTCAAAATCTGCTTCTGCATAATTTGCGATTAATAAATATTTCTTCATCTTTCTTTCCTCCACTATTTAATATAGTTCTTGACTGCTTCGAGCAATTGCTCTGCTTCACCAAAACAATTAAGGGTATTTGCGTTATAGACATCGAGAGTGTATAGCATTCCAGCATCTTCGAATTCGTCTACTAATTGGTGAGCGACGACGATCATGTTGTCGTTCTTAGTTCTGCAGACTAACATAAATTCTTCATTGTTTGTGATAGTGTTAGTCACATTAATTCCTAATTCATTTAAAGATTTAATCATGTTTTCCATATTTATTTACCTCTTTTCTTCTTACAAGTATATTATATCATGCTTTTTGCGGTTTGTAAACCATTTTGCATTATTTTTTGAAAATTCTTTTCTCAATCTCTTCTTGGCTGATATGACCAACTTTATACATAGTGTATTCTGGCCAAGTGTAGATTGAGTATCCGATGAAAGTGTTTGATTGACAGATGACTTCGACTTTTCCGTCCCAGCAGTCTCTCACACAGTATTCCATCTCGGCATATTTTGGATCTTTCTTTTCTTCTTCACTTAACCATTCAGGTCTAACTTTCAATACATCGCCTTTAATAAACATATTAGTAATCTCCTTTATCTTTACATATATATATTATATCATATAATCTTACCTTTGTAAATCCTTTTGATAAAATTATTTTAGAAAATAGAAAAAGGCACAACCAAATGGTCATGCCCAAATTGAATCACAGTTATTATGAAAAACAATCTATTAAGTGTATTTTTGCAAGGAGGAAAACTTGAGTCATTAGACTCAACATGAGTCTACAGCCGTAGTCAAACGGCAATAAAGGAGTTCCTGTGATTCTTCAGACGAAAGGAGAAAAGTGTATCGTCTGGTGGATACTCTCTTCGAGCACTCACAGTATATAATACAGTGTGAGATATTAAATTTTGATCCACAATTAGAAATTTAGAAAAAATGTACTACACATGCGGGTTAATGTACAGATCGTGCACATCGTGCATGTACATTGGATTCTGTTCTTCTCAGTAAAAATTTACTAGAATTGTAATCCTGACAGAACCGAAGATCAGCGAAGGATTTTGGTTTGTAGTTCCAATGGAAAATAAAAAGGCCCCAACTTGAAGTTGAGGTCTTTTCAGAAAGGGAGGTAAAGAAAAATGTTAACAGGTTAACTAAATAACCTTACACCAGGCACAACTCGCCTATTCCATGATTAGCGTCGGTTCGAACGACTTGTTGCGACAATCGTCAGCTTTAGGTTCCGGTGTTGCGTTGCCCCGCTTTCTATACCTCGTCGACTAGGTGCGGTTCCGCCTTTGTATGTTAGCGCTTTTACGTTGTGCTCACTGTAAGATTATTTAATTCAGAAAGGAGGGAAGCTTTAGCAATGCCTCTAAGTTAGTTTCTCATAACCCTCGGCTTGACTTGGTTTACCAACCATTGTCTATGCTAAGCGATTAATTCGCCGTCATCATCAACATAAACTTCTGTCTCAGCTGCTTTGCTGATGATTGCTTTCGCATAAGCATACAAGTGAGCAGGTTCAGAGATTGTTTTGAAGTTATCGTAGATTAATTGCTCTTTTTCAGTGAAGCGGACATCGTTGGAGTTGATTGCGTTCTTGACGATTGCAAAACAGTAATTGATTGGCTTCTTAGCGATGAAAGCATTGTAGCAGAGTGCTTTCATCTTTGGTTCGATGGCATGTGCGACTGAATGTTTGTATTCGATGTAATTAATTTTTTTCATTGTTTTGGTTCCTCCTTTTAATTACATATATATTATACCATGCAAATCATGGTTTGTAAACACTTTTGATGAAATATTTTTTAATTTTTTTTAAAAAATATCAAATGGGTTCTGTGGTGCAAGTCCTAAGATTTCTCTGATTTCATTGACTGGCTTTTCGAAGTGGGCATAGTAAATGCCTTCATCGTTTGCTTCATAGAAGATGACTTCGTCTTTGAACTTTTCAAGTTCTTCAGCATTAAGTCTGTAAGGGCGGTTGACTCCATTGTCGACTACTCGACCAGCTTGAAGTCTTCCTAAGATCATTCTGCCAAAGTTTCCTTTATTTAGCATTTCTCCGACAGTTGTCTTGTTTGCTTTGTTAGAAAAAATAATTCCCATATACATATTCTCCTTTATTCTTCGCCTAATGGCTTTTTATATTTGCGATAACCATTCTTTGCTCTTTTCTTTCTGTCTATGAAAATATGAGCACGGAATTTCTTTTGAGCCTCAAAGTGCTCAAGGTTGCGAGATTCTTTCTCGATGACGGTCACGACACCGCCAGGAGTGCTGCGACCTTTCTTTGATATTTTATCAACGATTCTAAGTTTGACTTTCATAATTTTTACCTCTTTTCATTTACAAGAATATTATAACGCAAACTCGAATCGTTGTAAACCCCTAAAATGAACTTTTTTCGATTTTTTTATTATCGATAAAGTTCAGAGGCATTTTCGCCGAGAAGTGTTCCTAAGCGACAGATGTTGTAGGATAAGTTGTGGCCAGAGTAATTGAAACCGCCTAAGTTGTTGCCATTGCGATCGACTAATTCGACATAGCAATCACCGTAAGGTCTCTTGACTTCGATTTTGTGCCAGTCAGCAACTCTCTCTAATACTTCTTCAAATAATTCTTTGTCATTCATGATTGAATTCTCCTTTTTTTATTTACATAGATATTATATCATATAATTTAGACTTTGTAAACCTTTTTGATAAAGTTTTTTGATTATTTTTCAGAGACGAACTCAGCATAGACAATTGGATAACCGTCTGCGTCTTCGTCCCATGAGTCATCTAACTTTACTAATTTAGCTAATGCGGACTTTGGAAGATCTCCTATTGTGTAAGGTTCATCGCAAGTATAAGCATTCTTATAGCAAAGCACGACTCCATCTTCAGTTCTGACTCTCACAGAGTTCCACCATAAATCTAGTGCGTCTTTTAAAACCATTGTCTCTCCGCAAGACCAAGACTTTGATTCGATGTCGGTATAACAACCTTTGTAGTATCCTTTTCTGTGTCTTAATTTTTCCATTATTAGAAGTTTCCTTTCTTTAAATATTCTATCACATCATCTACGCTTTTTAAACGTAATTTGTCATAATCTGCAACTGGTGCGTATTTCAAGCAAGCATTGATTGCTTCTACAATTAGGTCTTTTCCTTTTCCTAAGAATTCTAAGTCTTCTTCTTCGACCCAATCTTCATGGTAGTAATCGTAGTGCATAGTCATCATAATGATTGCTCCGTCTTCGAAGATGCACACAGTAGTTCCGTCGCTGTATGGATTGCTTCCTGCATACTTATTAGCAATCTCATCTGCTGTCTTATCAGTTATGCTGAAAGACATTCTGCTTCCATGCTGTTTGACTCCAGTCCAATATGGACAGCGTTCCTTGTTTGCTCTGTCAACGTCTTTGTAATCAAAATACATATTTTTTCCTCCGTATCTTATAGTTATATTATATCAGAAAATAGGGGCTTTGTAAACACCTATTTTGAAAATATATTATTTTACGATAACAAGGTTCTTATCAACGTATTCAATGAATTCTTTTTCGCTGCCGAAGCCTTCGTAAGACATAAGTAATGCAGCTGCTTCAGAAGTGATGTATTTGTTGACGTGATTTGCTTTTCTGAACGAATTCTTAGAAGCGAAGTCAAGTTTTGTTAATGCTAACGCAACTCCAACGTATTTATCGAATTCGTCTTCGCCGACTAACTGAGCTGTAAGCTTTTCAGTGTGTTCAACCTTGTAACTTCCAACTTGATACTTTTGGCCAGAAGTCGTAATCATGAAATCAGGCTCAACAGTTTTGTATTTGATGACTGCTGTGACAGTTCCTTCTGCTTCCTTGGCGAAAAGAGCGATTAATTCAACTTTTCCGAATCTTTTTGTGTAAAATGTTTTTGACATAGTTTAATTTCTCCTTTATTCATTTACAAGATAATTATATCATATAAATATTGTTTTGTAAATAGCTTTTTTGAAAATATTTCAACTTTTTTTAATTTGCGTTGAACGCTCTGACTTCAACTGCTACCTTCTGGTCTGATACCGTCGGTAGTGGATTTCTCTTATACTGATCAATCGCCCATTCAGGATGGTCAGAGTATCCACGGATTGCAGCGATCTCAAGAATCTTCTTGTACACTCTCAAGTCTTTAGTAAACGAGTAGATTGTGGCATGGAAATTCTCGATCACAGCTTTCGTTAAGAAGTTCTTTGCTTTTGTTCCACTAGGAATGTCGTAGATTGAATCAACCCAACGGTCGTATCCATCGATAAGCTCTGGAATTCCTACTATATTGGCGCATAAGTTCTTCATTCCGGTTCTTAATCCTGCCTGCTTCGCCGCTTTCTCTTCTGGAGTAAGCTCTTTCTTCTTTTTGGCTGGAGCAGATTCCTTAACCTTACGCTTGATCGCTTCTGCTTCTTCTTTAGTAAGTTTGCAGTTCTTAGCGATGTCAGCTAATAGCTTTGGATCTGACTCTGTGATCAGCGCGACTACTTTCTCAGCACATACTCGAAGCTTATATGGATCGGAATCATCCGTATCCAAGACTCCTGCTTTCTTTAGTATAATATCGCATGCGGCTTGATCCTCTAAATCAAGATCTGTCTCTTCTTCCATGTACTTTCTGTCTAAAGTAAAAAACCCAGTTGCTGCATCGAATTTCTTTTTCTTCTGCACTTGCTTCAACACATCCATCAATACAGCTAAATAGACCGCGGACTTGAGTCCAACGGTCTTGATTAGCTTTTTATTGACAGAAACGAAATTGCTTTGACTTAGAATATCTAAATACATTTTTGCCTCCTATTAACCTGCTAGATATGATTTTAGGTCATTTCTAGCCGCGTCCAAATACTTATAAAGCTTTTGGTTGTTTGAGCTGCGAATCTTCGCTAAACAAGCTTCTAATGGCTCATTGGCGATTCTATACTTGCGAGCGAAGTATTTTCCGTAGTCTTCTGGCAACTTGCTTAAGATTTGGACGCATCTGTATGGCCAGAATTCAGAATGATTCTTTGTATACTTGTAAGGATTACCGTCAGAGTCGATTGCATTGACAGTTTCCTTAGTGTATTTCATGCAGTCATTAAAAGCGATGACATCGAAGATGATTGCTTCGATAACTTTGTTGCTGTTGATGAAAGATTGAATAGCAAATTCAGTATCGTGGCCAGAATGGTCGACTTCTTCGCCTAAAGTGTCAGCAAGAGTTCCAGATTCTTCGTCATCTCCAAATGGAGTATCTAAGCTGATGGTGTTGCAAGCAACATTGCACTTATTCTTGTCTAAGTTTGCTGCATAGAACATATTTTGGACTTCAGTGTTGATTGCTTGGTTGATACAGGCTTGAGCGTTAGTCTTAGAACCTTCTTTTTGCCATGCACGATATTTGCAAGCATAGTTGATTCTATCATAAAGAACAGAGATGAAGTCATCATACTCATAAGTTCCGATAGTTCTAGTGCTGTCGTAAAGATACTTAATCTTATCCCAGAATTTAAGCATCAAAGCAGCGATGTAAGAATCTCTTTGCTCGACTAGTTCATAATTATTAGTGTCAGAAGCCAATGCATCTACTAATTCACAGTATTTGTTAGCCCAAGCTGTGATTTGTGCAGAGTTTCTGACATTTCTTTGATAATCAGGCACTTTTTTAGCCTGTAATTCAAAACTTTCTTGTATATAGTTCATAGTTTATTCCTCCATTAAACGTCATGATAATATTATAGGGCTTTTGCAAGCCCTTTGTAAATATTTTTTTATAATTATTTGAAATTGTAGTTGATGCTGTGATATTGCTTATTGTGTTTCTTTGCTTCGCGAGCTAAGCAGATAGATTCAACAGTAATTAAACCTCTGTAAATCTTAGTTGCTTCGACTCCTTCAACACGAATCCACTTATCGCAGCGACCGTCGGATGTAGTTCTTTCGAATGCATACCAATAGCGGTTGTGACTAGTTCCATGTCCATAGTTTGCTGCTAAGTTGCAACCTGTGCAAGTCCAGCCATTGTCAAATGTTTTACCAACGAATTTTGATTTTCTCATAATAGTTTTTCTCCTTTATTTATCTTACATAGATATTATATCATGCAAATCAGAGTTTGTAAACCCCTAATTTGCAAATTTATCATAATTTTTGTTTATGATGATTCTTCTGTAGATAGAGCCAACATTCTCTTCTTCTCCGTCCTCATCTACTACTGTCTCTACTTCTAAGCTAACGTAAGCGATCGCAGTTGGAATAGTAGGATTCAAGTTCTCTGCATACTTAACCGCGGTATCTGGATCTTTGAACGTTCCAAATAATTTGCTGAAGTCAGTAATGCAGTCATTCTCGTCGTATCCTAATGCCCAGACTTGATAAACTGGCGTTTCTAAATCAAAATCATCCAATTCATCTAGGCACAAATCTTTTTCTTCTATTGTGATTACTTCTTCCATGATTAATAACCTCTGCTGAATGAACTGATTGCTTCATTGATTGCTTCGATTAGATCTCTATTGTTAAGAAGACTTTCGACGTAATCGCTAGACGTATTGAGTGTTGGTCCATACCAGTCTGCTACATAGTCAGTTGGGCTATAAGAAACATAAAGCTTTGGAATTTCTTCTCCAACAATTTCAGCAACAAATTTATTTTGGTCAATTTGAACTGCTTTATTTACCTTTACAATGTATTTCATAAAATTTTCTCCTTTTGTAGTTTTGCTACTATCTCATATTATTATACAATGAGATTCTTTGTAATTTTTAACCCTTTAGAGAAATTTTACACAAAAGACTGGCATTTACGCCAGCTTTTACGATTTGATTCCTCTAGGAGTTCTATGGCGGACGACAGAGACTTTGCCTGTCTTGATGTCATTCGCTAACTTTAATAGTTCATTGAATTCCTCAATTGAACCTCTGAAGTCTTGGCTAGACCAATCTGAGCAAGTCGAAGAACTCTTGCTAGTTCCGACTGTGACTGTTGGAAGTTGATCATCGCCTAAATAGTCTAAGCTGACGATAACAGAACCATCATAAGATTGAGCTGCTACCTTGATTCCCGAATTCTTTGAGCCACGTCTCGTAGCTGCGGTGTCGGACATACCGTAAACTGTTCCATATAAAGCTGACATTTGAATTTCCTCCGTTTATCTTTACAATTATATTATATCATGCTAAGGGGCTTTTGTAAACCCTTTTGCATAATTTTTTTTTAATTTTTTGAAATTAACTCTTCAAGTTGCTTGATTGTCTTACAAGAATTGTATGCTTGGTTAGAGTTTTCTGGAAACCATTTGCCATTCACATTAGCAGACCAGTAAGTGTAGTCTGGAGAGAATGAGCGGTAAAGAGTGTTTCCATTGTCTGGAGAGCATCCATCTTTTGACTCTTCTGTGCTTGCCCACATTCCGTTAGCACAACCAGAAGCACCGACCTTGAAACAGACATAGCCTTTATAGCCTAAACGGATTGCGTTTTCGATAAATGACTTCATTTGCTTCATCTTAGATACTGAGAGTGTTTCTGTCCACCAGTCGAAGATTGAGAGATCGTCGTAGACCTGTCTCATTGGAATAGAGCATCCGCGCTCGATATAGAAGTCAAGTTTTTCAAGAACTGCTTCAGCATTGTGGTGTTTATAAGTTTTGTTTTCCATAAGTTTTCCTCCTTAACTTATTTACATATATATTATAACATATATTTTATTATTTGTAAATAGTTTTTTGAAATTATTTTAATTTTTTTTAGTCTAAGACTTCTACTACATCAAACTTGTCGTAATCGAAATCAGACTCTACAGTTGTGAATTCATTGACATAGACAGATACATAACCGCAGTCATCATATAAGTGATTGACCAATTCATCTTCATCTGTATTGTTGTCTATTGCCATTAGCACATGACAGTCATAGCCGTCATCGTCATTGTATTCTACATCTGCCACTCTAATTTTTTTTATAATAAATTACCTTCTTTCTTTATTTACATATATATATTATATCACACAATTAATAATTTGTAAATAGCTTTTTGAAACTTTTTTAAATGTTGTGAACTGCTAGATTCCAAGCATTTCCAAGCTCGTAATACTTTCCATGCTTTTCTAGTATATCAGAGAACTCTTGCTCGAGCTTCTCGTATCCAGAGAATTCCCAGCCAAGATTTAGCACATCATACAAACCGCCTTCGAAGCTCATGCAAAGGAACTTGTCTCCAACGAACTCGAAATAGTCTCTAGGATTCATGTCTTCTTCCATTACGATCTTGCCGAACTTTATTTTGTAGTCTGCATCCCAATGGTATTCTCTAGTGAATCGCTTGCCGTTGACGTAGATGTAGCAATCTCCCCAAAGCTCATGCTTCGTAAGGAACTTATCGATGTCTCTTGCTAATTTGCCTTGTGCATTTCTGCCAAATGCATTTGCTGTAGTCTTTTTTCCAAGCATATCTGTATCCTCCTAATTAATCTGCTAGTCCGCTGCAGTAGTCTTCTGGAGAACGAAAGTTGTCAATTCTTCCGTCATCCTCGATTACACATTTCTTCATCGCTTCATATTCAGCAAGTAAATAACTAGCCAATTCCATATAGCGTTCTTTCTTAGAGATAGACACATCTGTAGACCAGACATCTCCACTGTCAAAATAAGGTGCGTTGATATACTCGTAGTCTGTTCTCATAGAGTCAGAGATGTGGACTTTGATTCCGACGTTGATACACCAAGATGGCTCAGACTTACTGTGAACACAAGTTGAATCGTCTTCATCATATCCATCTAACCAACCGACACATACTGCCAACTTGTCATCTAACTTGATTGTAGAGCATCCGCAGTCTTCTTTTTTAAGCCAGCTGACTGCTTTCTTTATTTCGCTTGCTAATTGTTTTTTATTCATGATTATTTCCTCCATCATTTACAATATTATTATATCATATTATTTTTATTTTGTAAACCGTTTTGATAAACTTTTTAAAAATATTTTTAACCGGCTCCGACACAGCATTTGAGTCTAATCTCGTTTCCATTGATGCTGTAAGAAGTAATTTCTCCTAAATCGATGCGATTGCCGTCAGCTTCAAGACGCCAGTATTCTTCTTCTATCACATTGTCAATATATTTCCATTTGACTTGCTTTTTAGTAGAAGTGAGCTTAACATTCTTAAAGTATCTGCTGAATGACTTTTTTCCATTGTGTTCCCATGGGATCTTTTTACCGTGCGCATCCCAATAAAAAGTAGCTTTGACTCCGACATCTTTCATCTCAAATAAAGTAGCTGTACTTGAGCTTATAGTCTTACATAATTCATCCATGTTGATTTGTATTGTTTCCATAAATAATTTGTTCCTCCATTTACTTACATATTTATTATATCAGAAAAAGAGAGCTTTGTAAACCCTCTTTTTGAAAATATTTTAATTTAAATCAGAAATCAAATCATAAACTGATAATGGCTCAACTCCATACCAATTTCTAGATTCTTCTGCACTTCTCCAGCCAACGCATACTCCTTTGTGATTAGCATACTCTAAGATAAGCTCATCATCTGCTAATTCATATTTCTGTCCGTGTTCTGCATAGTATCTCTTAGTAGAAGCACAGCGAGCTTCGAAAGTCTCTCTGCTTGTCAATGTAAGTCCTACAGAGTTCATGATCTTCTCAAGCTGGCAGAATTCGTACTTTCCTTTAATGCGCACAGTATTGTAGTTTGCTAGAAAGTCTACGATCTTAGAATCCCAAGTCTTCATGATTAGTCTCCAATCTTGACTACTGTCCAAATGATATTTGTTTGATAGTCATAGCTTTCGTCTTTGAAAGAAGCGATTTCATATTCGATTCCAATTCTCTTGCCTTCAAAGCTATTTGAGCTGATATGACTATTAAGATTAAAATTCTTTGCCACTCTCTCAAAGGCTTCTTCATCGTCGCCGTAATAATATTCACGCTCTTGCTCAAACTCTTCTTCGACTGCTTCTCTGATTTCTGAAATTGTGTTAAAAATATTGCAGTTAACCACTTCTAACTCTACATGATTTTCTTCGCCTTCGTGCGAAGCTCTTGATTGTAATAATAAATATTTCATAGTTTTTCCTCCATTTATCTTACATTTATATTATAACATAAAAGCCGTCTTTTGTAAACGGCTTTTTGAAAATATTTTTATTTTATTTGCTGCAAACTCTGTCACAGTATAATCCGCCAGACTTCTTAGCAGAAGACATCAGCTTCAAGAAAGTTCCCATCAATTCAGAGAAATCTTCATCATCTTCGAAGTAAGTCTCTAAATCTTCATCTGGTCCTTCACAGTCGCCGTCAGCAACTCCTAGCGAAAGCCAATACATAAGTACTTCTTCGTCATTGCAGCTTCTAGCGATAGTGTCCATCGCTCTGACCATTTCAACTCTTGCTTTCTTATTCATGTTAATTTCCTCCTATTAATCTTCTATGATTTCATAAGTGTCTACTTCTGGATAGACGTTCACTCCGCCCCAAGTTCCGCTGAGATAGACATCGTGCCAAGCATCTTCTCCAACGCCTAGAACTGTTCCAACTCTTCCGCGATACTTATCGTATGGATCTGCCAATTCAATGATTCTGATTGTCTTGCCAACCAAATATTCGAAATCTTCTTTTGTCTTTTTCATAACTCTTATCTCCTTATGGTTATATTATATCAGGCTTTCAATGATTTGTAAATATCTTTTTTAGAAATTTCTTCATATTTTTTCTCGAAGATTTTCAGACAGATATTGATTGAGTCATTGAACTCGTTTATATCTACCTTCTCTTCTGTAGCCGCTAAGTCACTGTAGATAGAAGTAAGACAGGTCTGTGACTTGATCTCTTCTACTAGAATTTGCCATTCTTCTTCTGATAAAGCGAATGATACATTCTGAATCATCTCTTGATCATTGTCATTAAAACACCATTCATATGTTCTTGCCCAAGTGCTCATACTATTCTTCCTCTTCATCTTCGTCTTCGATGCAATATTCTTTTACTAATCGCTTCAGCGTTTTGACTTTTGCTTCTTTGACAAGTTCTATGCATAAATCATAGATACTGTCGACATTATCGCATTCTGCATCTGTCTCTAATTCAGCTAAAATTCTTTCGACTAATTGTTCTTTTGTCATACTATTTTGCCTCAACTTTCTTCCAACCGAATGAATCGCAGTAATACATACTGACTCTCTTTCTCATATCTAGATCTACAAATTCGACAACGTCGCTAGTAGACAATGAGTGTCCTGCATAATTCTCTGGATGACGCATATTGAATTCTTCAAATATTTCTTCTAACACTTTTTCTGGATTATCCAAAACTTCGATAGTTTCTACTTCGCCTGTCCATACTGGAACGTAATCATTAAATTCGAATCTAACTTCATCATAGTCTCTGAAAATGTTGTTATTACTAATAGGTAATTGATGAATGTAATATCTCATATATGTATTTTCCTTTCTTACCAAGAATATTTCTCTAGGTCTTTCTTGATTGCTTCTTCAAGCTCGTCGCCGAATGAGCTCAAATCAAAGTCTTCGCGACTCATTAGTTTGTCTAAGACTCCAGCTTTTTTGTTCTCAAATGCTTCAATGTAATATAAAGCTGATTCTACATCGTCTACACCAAAATAATAATTGAGCACTCCGATATAGCCAACGCCGGCGATGCTAATCATAATAAAACAAATATCCGAAGTTGTCTTTCCATTAAGACTTTTACCTTCTAAAAGATCATATTCAAAATGAGTTAATTTAGATTTGATTGAAACGCCTTCGCGTTCGTCTCTGATAATTTCATAATTTTCCATAAGTTTGTTTCCTCCTTAACTTACAATATTATTATATCATAAAAAGGCTACATTGTAAATAGCCTTTTTGAATTTTTTTTTATTTTAATTCATAAGAATTGACTTTCACCATTCTCGAACTTTTGATTGTGATCAAAGCGACATCGTCTTTAGTATATTGCTTGTCGCCGTAAGAAGAATTCTTTGCGATCCATTCTTTAATATCGTCGTCTTTCCATAAGTCAGTATAATCACAGTAGACTTCTGCCTCCTCGAATTTAGACTCGATCTCATCTACATCGTCACTATCAACTTCGATAGGTTCACAAGTGATTTGGAATTCAGTACCGGTAGCAAAGTAAACCGCTTTGACATATCCAGTCACGAAGTCTTGTCTTTCTTTAGGACAAATATACTTGTTCCAGTCGCCTTGACAGCATCCTCTGATCGTTCCGTTCACGAATTCTTTATTATGAAGTATAGAAAGTGCTTCACAGACTAAATCATTTTCATCAGATGAGCGGCAAGTCCAGAATTCGCGGCTTAGACTTCCAAGCTTAAAGTATTGTTCATCAGAAAATTTTACTTCTTTGCCTTTCAATCCTTCAAAGTAATTCTTACATAAATCTAATCTTTGAGCGTTTCCTTCTTCGTCAGTCATCTCTCCGTCATCAACATCACTGTCAACTGTCTCAAGATCATATCTACATTCTTCAAATGCTTTAACTACACTAGCGCGAAGGTCTTCGTTGAATCCACAGAAGTTTCTGTTGCCTCCGATGTATACTTGATCTTCCACGGCCATATCTTCGTCATAATAAGCGCGATAATCAAAGCACTCACAGTCTAATTGTTTTGCAAAAATCTTTTTCATAGGTTATATTCCTCCTTAACCTTACAAGAATATTATATCATATAAGAAATGGTTTGCAAACTGTTTTGATAAAAAAATTTAAAAATATTTTCTAGTACCGCAGTACCTCCCGTACACGCGCACGTGTATCATTATTATATATAATAGGGTAAATCGGCACAGTGGAATAAAAAAAAGATCTAAGTCGTTAAACTTAGATCTCGTTATTTGGAATTTCAGCGAGCAGAACTGTTTTACCAGAATTTAGTGAAGCTTGAACATCTATCACTCTCTGATTCGTAGAACCTCTCCATCTGTTACCGTCTGTTATATTTCTTTTTTCTAGTATGAATCTTCCTACTACTGCAACATCTATGTGACTTAGGAGGTCGTTTGTAAATTCTGTATGTTTTCTGCCGCCTTCTAGTAAATCTTCAAATTCGTATCCTGTGTAACACCAGATCGTCTTTGTTGGGAATTTAGTGTGAACCAACTTTACTAAATTTACCAAGAACTCTTGGTTCTCAGGTTCCATCGGTTCACCACCGCAGATTGTTAATCCTGCGATCCATGTTTTGTCCATGGATTCTAGTAATTCATTCACTACTGAAACTGTCATCTCAGATCCAGAGGAGAAATCCCATGAATCTGGGTTGTGACATCCAGGACAGTGATTCCTACAGCCGCTGACGTAGAGCGAAACTCTAACGCCAGGACCGTCGGCTACTGTGTTCTTATATAATTTTAAGTAATTCATTACTGCTCATCTCCAAGATGGATAACTCTCTCTTTGATCTCTTCGGTTCTTCCGTAGTTCCAGAACTTTGATCCGATGTAACCACAAGTTCTTCTAGCGACATTTAGTAAAGAATGATCTTTACAACCGCAATTTGGGCAGTACCAATTCATATGATCGTCAATTAGAATCTCTCCGTCATAACCACAAGCTTGACAGTAGTCTGATTTAGTATTCAACTCAGCATACATGATATTATCGTAGATGAATTGGATCACTGACATGACTGCTGGGATATTTCCAGTAAGGTCAGAAGTCTCGATGTAGCTGATTGCTCCTCCTGGAGAAAGCTTTTGGAATTTAGACTCGATCGCTAATTTTGAAAATGCGTCAATTTCCTCGAATACTGGAATGTGATATGAGTTTGTGATGTAATCTCTGTCTGTAATTCCCTCAATTACTCCAAATCTCTTCTTCAAGCACTTTGCAAATTTATAAGTAGTAGATTCCATCGGAGTTCCATAGACAGAGTAGTCGATGTTCTCTTCTGACTTCCATTTTGCACAAGCATCATTCAGCTTTTGCATTACTTCAAGTCCGAACTTCTCTCCTTCTGCTCCATCTGTATGAGAATGACCTGTCATAAATTTAACGCACTCATATAGTCCGCCGTATCCTAGTGAAATAGTAGAATATCCACCGTACAGAAGCTTATCGATCTTCTCGTGCTTATCTAATCTTGCTAGCGCGCCGTCCTGCCATAGGATTGGTGCCATGTCTGAGAATTTTCCTAGCAATCTTTCATGTCTGCATCTCAAAGCTTTGTGGCAAAGCTCTAATCTCTCATCCATGATCTTCCAGAATTTAGTAAAGTCTCCACCAGAAGATAACGCAGCATCAGGTAAGCTGATCGTTACGACTCCTTGATTGAATCTTCCGTAGAACTTTGGTTTGCCAGGGACGAAATCCTTTGCGTTAGATACGTTTCCTAGTAAATCTGAGAATCTGTCAGGAGTCAGGAATGATCTGCATCCCATTGGAGGATAGCAAGAAGATGTTCCGTCAGCATTGAACTTCAACTGTTTCATGACTTTCTCAGAAACGTAATCTGGAACCATTCTCTTAGCGGTGCATTTTGCAGCGAGTTCTGTCAAATAGTAATATTTTGAATCAGGTTTAATATTATCTTCTTCCAATACATAAACTAACTTAGGGAATGCTGGCGTAATGTAAACGCCTTTCTCATTCTTCATGCCGATGATTCTCTGTTTCAAGAATTCCTCGATTAGTAAAGCAGTTTCTTCTTTATATTCTTCTGATTCGCCAACGTACATACCGACTGTGATGAATGGTGCTTGACCGTTAGTAGTTGACATTGAGTTGATTTGGTAATTGAAAGTCTGTACAGCTGACTCTAATTCTGTGGCTAAATCCTCTTTAGCAAATTTTACTACATCTTCTTCTGTGCATCCTCTTCTTTTGTATTTTGCCAGATACTTATTGTAACTGTCTCTTACAAAAGGCGCTAAGTGAGTTAATGTGATTGTACAACCACCGTACTGTGAAGAAGCTACGGCTGTAATGATCTGAGTAGAAATAGTTGCTGCTTTACTAAGCCAATGTGGGCGATCGATCTTGATTCCGTTGATCATTGTCCCATTCTGAAGCATATCTTCTAAGTTAATCAAATCACAATTGTGAAGTGCAGCTTGAGCGAAATAGTCCATATCATGGAAGTGGATGATTCCTTCTTTGTGAGCTCTTACTACATCCGATGGCAACAGCGACATCTCTGCGATCTCTGTGGAAGTAATTCCAGCTAAATAATCTCTCTGTGTCGTTACTACCTTTGCATCTTTGTTTGAATTCTCATTGTTCCAGTAGTCAGAATTTCCTTCTACCATTTCTAGAATCTCTTGCATCATCTTCGTCTTCGACTGTCTGATTCTAGTTCTTTGGTCTCTGTAAAGGATATACTGTTTTGCGGTTGCTTTGAACTTACTTGCGAGTAAGGCTCTTTCAACCAGGTCTTGGATAATCTCTACTGATAGATTATCTGTGTTTCTATTGCATCTTGCTTCTACGATATCAACGATATGGTCGATATCATCTGGTGTCATCTCATTGCTTCTAGTGTTGGCTTTTGAGATGGCTGAATTGATTTTGGAACTGTCAAAACTGACTGATGTTCCGTCGCGTTTAATTACTTTCATATGTGTTCCTTCCGAGAGTCAGTTATCTGTTATTCTCTCTGTTTATTCCCACAAAGTTATTATGCTTGTAGGTAATTAATTTAGCATTTTTTAATGTATAAAAGGCCTGTGATCGGCCAATATTCTGCATTTGAAAATAGGTAGTTTTCGGAACTACTTCTGGTTGATCTTCTTATAGAAAGAAAAGTAGATTCCTACGCCATTTACATATAGGTAGAATCGTTCTTGGTTGTTTGTTTCGCTGATTACTATCTTCTCTCCTCTGATTCTCTCCAAGTATAGTGCCGCAACTGGGTTATGATCTATGTTCTGCAGCTCTATGATCGGTGGCTTATCCATCTCTGAGTAAAGAGTCAGCAATGAAGATAGGGCGTTTTCGGTTTTAGGCTCTACCATATGATCCATCCTCCATCTCTGTAATCTACTAGGTCTTCTTCTGGGCGATAGATGTTAAGGATGGTGGCGATCAAGTGTCCTTTGTGAACATAATTCATGTACTCATCAACCATATCATCTAAAATTCTGGCTTCTTCCGCATAATAGTTCTTACAGGTCTCAAATTGCTTTACTGCGACTATATCTTCTACTGGTCCGCGTCCAGCTTTCACCATATCATTATACGATTTTAGTGCAGTATTAAATACCTTTCCAAAAGCTTTTGAAATTTTCTTATTCTTACTTCTGAACTGTCTTACTGCTGATAGCTCTGCCGTGTTTCTAATGAAATGGAATCTTACATGCTCTCCTTCATTAGCAGTCTTCATTAACTCTACTAGATTATCTAGACTTCTATTTAAATTTTGATTCTCTTCCATAATAAATTTCTCCTTTAGTTCCTCGCATTAAATAAAAAATACCGTGGCATTGCTCGCAGGATGCTGGAGGATTAACATCATGCGTACCACGGTATTCCAGAAAGGAGGTGTGGGACATATGCGAAGTTCCCACGAACTATGAATTCGGGAGAACTAAGCTTATGTATTCTGCTTTGTTGTTCCCTAAGATATTATACAATAAATAGGTTGTAAATTTAATTAAATTGCCTCAGAAAATTTAATTATTTTATTTTAGCCCAAAAGCATTTTCCAGAGTTTGTCTTCTAAAGACTTAAGCTCTTCGAAGGCATCGACTCTGCTAGTGGTTGAGTAAGTCTTAACGACATCGCCGTCTCTGAGAGTTAGATGGAATCCTTCTGGATGTGCTTTGTTGAAGATCTCTAATTGCTTGTTGAATTCAGCTTCTGCCTCTTCTTTGCTCTTATTTGCATTTGCGAATGCGGCGTCGTAGATCTTCTTTGCTTCGCGAACTGCAGCGACATATGCTTTGCCAGCTGCTTCTGCTACTTCATTTAAATTTTTCTTTGCAGCGTTTAGTTTCTTGAATGCATCTTCTACTTTAGCTGCTTCGGCTTTCTTTGCATTGGCTAATTCTCTTTTCTTAGCTTCTGCTTCTTCGAGTTCTTTCTCTGCTTTAACGCAGTCAAGTTCAGACTCGAAATACTTGTTTAGTTTTTCTGATAAAAATACGTGTTTCATTTTATGCTCTCCTGTTAGTTTTCGATATTCCGCAAACGATTCCTGTCTCGCGTGCGATATACTAAAATGAACAACATGCGCAATCTGAGGCGCATTGTGTATATCATCCAAAGTAATATACAGTTTAATTTAGCTTATTGCTAATGATGACTTCTCTGCCTTTTCTCGCAGAACCGTTTCTGTTTATGTTACGTCTGACGTCTACTGCTTCTATTTCATAATCAGCAAAAAGCTCTCTTACATATGAAGTGTCGTTATTCGTCAGTACGACATGAACTCCTTTAGAAGTAAGTTCATCACAAAGGTTCTTAAGGGCGATGGTATCGTCTCTAGTCCATCCGTTCTTCTGATATCCTACGAATCCAGTTGAGTTGATATCCTCATCTTGGTCATACGGAGGGTCGAAGAAGACGAAATCGCCTTGTTTTGCATCTTTGACTGCAGCCGAAAACGAGGTGTTTTCGATTCTCACAGTCTTAAGGTATTTTGAAATCTCCTTAATTTGGTCTTCATTGACTATCTCAGGCGTTTTTCCAGACGCTGTCTTTCCCATAGGGGAATTAAAGTATCCTTTGCTATTTACTCTGTATAATCCATTGAAGCAAGTCTTGTTGAGGTAGATTGTTCTTGCCGCTTTGCTGACTTTTGAGAAATCTTTGAATGATTCTTCTCTGTCTAGGTTGCGCAAGTGATAATATAGAGTCTCACTGTGCATATCTCTGTATTGCTTTAACAACAGAATCAATTCATCTGGATAATCTCTGACTACTTCATACATGTTTATCAGCTCTGAGTTCAAATCGTTGAGGACTGTGCTCTCATGTGCTAAGTCAAGAGTCAATGCTCCACCTCCGATGAAAGGCTCATAGAGGGTGTGTCCGCGCATATCTTCTTTATTAAAGTATTTTCGTAAGGCAGGAAGCAATTGCGTTTTGCCTCCGACCCATTTTATAATTGGTTTCACTATGCTTACCTCCATCATGGTAATATTATACCACGTTTTTGTCTATTTGTAAACACAAATGATTATTTTTCTTCAATAATTCTGAATTTGAAATCTTTGACTAACCAATCTGTTTTGTTCGTGATTTCGTCTGCGATTGCTTCTTCTAAATCATCGTCGTCTGACACATCAACTTCGACAGTGACTTTGTCTGGAAGAGTAGAAAGCACGTCATTGATCTTTCTTTCAACATCTTCGTCAGTGTCTTCATCAGTCACGTCAACATCGTATTCAGTTACGTCGTAGCTGATGTTATAAGCTTCTGCTCTGACCGTGCGTTCGACTACTGTTCCGTCTACTTGTGTGACTTCGCTTTGTTTAATATATCCGCTCTCTAGCATTTCTTCCATGCTCATGCCATTAAGCTTGTTTACCGCTTCGTCATATGAGTCTGCTTCTACTTCGACTCCGTCTAACCAAGCTTCAAAATTGAAATTAAATTTGACTTTCATATATTTTCCTCGATTCTATGCTCTTGCACGATATTATTATACCACACTTACAATATTTTGTAAATAGCTTTGCGAAAAAATATTTTGAAAATATTCTGTTTTCGTTTGGCCACATAATAATATACGATTTTCGCAGCACAGATTCTTATTAATTTATTAAATTATTGAATTATTAATTTATTGGTCATATTGGCCGGATTCCGCCATATGCTTCAGAACTCTAACTGCGTCTTCTGACAGATCGCTTAGGCTTTTGCTCTCTAGTGGAATACCTACTAGATACACTTTTGCGACTCTCCCTTTGTACATCAGCCTGACATCCCTGAAATTCCCATTGGCAAACCATTCGAGCTTTGATCCTGGGAAATTTGGGAATCTCGCAATCGTATCTAGTAATTCGTTTACTATGAGCTTTGCATCTTCTCTGTAATTGGCGTTGTCCATCCCAAATTCGTAATGCTTATCGCCTAGGTCCAGGCAGATCTGCCCAGCTTGGTCATAGTAAAAATTCAAAGTATATCCTCTGTAAACTACGCAATCCAGATCTGGAAGCCGCATGTTACCGATCAGTATCATACTACAGCTCCCTGATCGCGGACATCATTTCGGCTCTCAGCGAATCAGACACTTCGTTCTCAACCCCGTCGATCACGAAGTCAGAAAGGTCTTGTTTCTTCTGAGCGACGTAGTGAACTCTCTCGTCTATCGTATCCTTACACATGAGGACAGTGATGAATGCTGGTCTAGTATTGTTTACCCTCCAGATTCGGTCGAAGCTCTGATTGTTCTGAGCCGCAGTCCAGAATTCGTCTAAGCAAATCATGTAGCTTGCAGCATTGAGAGTATGTCCTGTTCCCATCTTCTGATGAGTCGCTAGTAGGATTTTCGAATTTGGATCGTTTTGGAATTTAGTAACATTGTCTGTGATCTGAGTCTCGGCTATATCTCCTGTGCAGACAAGAGGGCTGTACTTCTCCAACAATTTTGCTAGAATGTACACTGGCTCTTTGAAAGATGACATAACGACTACTTTCTCCCCAGCGGAATAGAGTTCTTCCACAAGCTCTACGCAACGCTCAACTTTACTAGATGTAATATCTTCGGTTGTGAGGATGCTAGGGCAGGATGTCGCCTGTCTCAATCTGATCGTGAGCGCTAGTAAATTAGAAGAATTCAAGTTGATCTTGTCAGCTTCTTCCTTTACGCCGTTCTTGATCGCTTCATAGAACTTCTTGTGATCGTCCGACATCTCCACCAACTCGGTAGTGACCATTTTACTTGGCATATCGTCTCTGACTTCATCTAAGGTTCTTCTGAGCGAGCATGAGTCGATCTCCTCTTTCAGTAAATCCAAATTTTTGTATCCTATGATCTGAGAGTCGTTGAACCCTCCAAATTCGCAGTATTGTGATTTGTAAGTAGTGAGAGTCGAGTAATCGTTCTCTGTCCAGGTCAACGGCACGTAGATCGAAATTGGGGAATTTGTGATTGGAGTTCCTGTCGCGGCGATCTTATAGTCGGATTTGAGCTTTAGTAGATTCGACCCCTGCTGAGAGGTCTTAGTCGCAAATTTGTGGACTTCGTCTACCGCGATCATCCCTATCCTGTTAGCTGACTTCTGGAAAGCTTCGATGAACTTGTCGCTCCTCAGAGTCGCTGCGTTTACTATGATGAAGAATTCTTCTATAGGCTCTTTGAGCTGCTTCGCCCTCTCCGGGATAGTCGTGTATGAGATGCTCCCCTTCTTGCTGACCTTCTCACCTAAGACGATGCAGTCTTCAGTAGAGAACTTCTGGATCTCTTTCTTCCAGTTCTGCCTCAGCGAATCTACTCCGCACACTATCAGGCAGTGGTCGATCAACCCTCTCCTCTTCAGAGTCTCGGCAGTCCAGATGATCTCGTTGGTCTTGCCTAGGCCCATGGAGTCTAGTAAAAGCCATTTCTTCTTCTCGATGCCGAAGTTGATGGCTTCCAGCTGATGCTTGAATGGAGACATCTTGAATTTGGCTTTCTCCTCTTCGGTAAGCCCATCTGAAAATACCCTGTTTTCGGTAGGCAGAATAGTTAAGTCGATGTCGTCTAGGAAAGTTAAAGAATCCAGAGCCATGCTCAGCGCATTGTCTGGAATCTCCCAAGAGTAATCTTTCTTATGGTAGTAGTATGTCGGCAAGGACTTCATGGTGTTGACGGTCTTCTCATTGTAGTCGAAAGACACTAAGAAGCTTGTCAGCCCAGAGATCTTCCTTGGCGGCGATATCTCTCTAATATGTATCATTTGAAATCTCCTTGATTTGAAAATAGGTAGATGAAGGCGAAAACAACCTGTTTTGGATTGAAAACGCCCTATTTCCGCGCGTGCCTACCCGTAGGGGCGGGCTCCCAGGCGAAAACGCCCTATTTTCGGCGCTTAGTCGTCTAATAGCGAGACTGATGTGTCAGAGAAGTCTAATTCCTCTTCCTCTGGCTTGGTCTTGTATGTGACAGTAGCTTCTACTATGAAAGGCTTGCCGCAGCCCTCGCACTCGAAATGCTCTACTTGCTCTGGCTCTTCCCCTTCATCGTAGTCGATGTATAGTATTTTGCCTAATGCGTCTTTGATTACAGAGTCTGACCTTCCGATTAGTTCCCCTGGCAGGAATACTTCGCTTGGTGCATACTCATACCCGCAATGTGGGCACTTGATGATTGGCTTGATGCTAGATGTCTTCATTTTGAAATCTCCTTATTTTCAGATTCGGTTTATGGTCTCTTCCCCTACGCGTGCGTACGCGGGCGCGCCTAGGCGTAGGGAGTTATATATATGGGTCCCTAGTACCTATCCCCCTAGTACCCGAGTCCCTAGGTATGAGTCCCTAGGATCTAGACCTATAGGATATAGGCTTTAAGTATAGGATCTTAGAGATAGATCTTGTATATAGATCTTGTTAATCGAAAAAATTGTTAGCCAGAAAAGAGTATTGGTTCCGCGCGAGCGCGGCTGTGTTAGCACACAGATGCAGATCTGAAAACAGCTAGATTTCGTTTAACTCTCCTATAGGATAGCTTATAATATTATATCCTATAATATTATACAATCTGAAAACACCTAATTTTCAATAATTTATTAAAAAATTAAATTATTTTTTCAATAAAACTTAGATCTAGGCGCTTATTAATCCAATAATTTATTAATTTATTAATAAGAGGCCGAAAACGCCTTGTTTCCGACACGAAAAATATGAAAAAATGTCATTTTAAAACGAAAACGCCTCGACGAAGATGATAATTCTCTCTAATTCGCATCTAGGAGCTCATTTCTGACACTCTAGCGCGTTTTCTTTGCTCTCATGATAATTTATATGCCGTGGCCTTAAAATGGCGTTCTAGGACGATTCTCGGACTCGTCTCGCACGCGTGGCTTGAATAGCATAATAAAAAAAATAAAAAAGCCCACTCTCCCATTATAATTATACCACAAAGCCGACGCCTTGCAAACCTCTTTTCCAAAAAAAATCCAAAACTTTTTTCTGCCGCGCGGATAAAAAATAAAAAAAAAGAATCTATATAGCACACAGACTCTTCAGCAACACGAGGATAGGGAAGTGGAATCCCAATAGGATATAGGATAGGATAGAAGGATAGGATAGGAGATCTCCCAGCAAAGCCGATCGCCTCGCGGCCTCGCACAGAGCCGGAGCTGCGTCGGCAGCTGAGCGCGGGCGATCTTGAGGCGAAGCTCCCACTCGTGTCGAGCCGAAGCCTTGCGGAGCCGCATGCCTCAGCGAGGTCTCAGCGAAGCCGCGGCCGCCAAAGCGCGAAGAGAGGCCGACTGCGAGGACTTCGGTACGAAAACGACGACTTCGGTACGAAAAAAGCGGGTTTTTCACGTCCCCCGCTCAACATAAATGAAAAAAGATGCCAATTCAAGCTTTTTTTTGGCGTCTTCAATTACTTTAGCTAATCTTTTAGCTAATCTTTTTACTTAAATTTTAGATAGATAATCCCACAAGTTGTAGGATTATCTATAAATTTTAGAAAAATCTCGCCCGTCCAGCGCCTTTATGCGAGCCATCTGCGAGCCCAC